TTGTATAATATTTAGAAACACAGATATTTATAATTAAATAAGTAAACAATAAAATGGCAGTATTAGATCCAAACGAAATAATGTTCAGAGCCTTCGAACCAATGGTTCAGCACAGGTTCGTAATGTATATAGACAATATCCCAGCTTTTATGATTAAAAACGTAAAAGCACCTACCTTCTCAGACAATGAGATCAAACTTGATCACATAAACTCTTACAGAAAAATAAGAGGAAAAAGAAACTGGGAAAATATGGCTATGACCTTATATTCACCAATTACTCCTTCTGGAGCACAAGCTGTAATGGAGTGGGCTCGTTTAGGATACGAATCAGTAACAGGTAGAGCTGGATATTCAGATTTCTATAAGAAAGATTTAACTTTAAACATTCTAGGTCCTGTAGGAGATATCGTAGGGGAGTGGATTATTAAAGGAGCTTTCTTAATAAAAGGAGATTTTGGACAATTTGACTGGACTTCTGCTGACGGAGTAGTAGAAATAGCAATAGAAGTAGCAATGGATTATTGTGTATTAAATTACTAATAACATTAAAATAAAAATTAACAAGCCTGGCAATAGTCAGGCTTTGTTGTTTTAAAAAAGTTTTATTCGTATATTTATATATAGAAAAAGTTACTAACAAATAAAATTTATGGAACAAAAGCAAAAATTTCCTACCGAAATGGTAGAATTGCCATCAAAAGGATTACTTTATCCAAAAGATTCTGAACTAGCATCAGGTAAGATCGAAATGAAATACATGACAGCTCGTGAAGAAGATATTCTAACAAATCAAAATTATATCCAACAAGGAGTAGTTATTGATAAATTACTACAGTCTCTTATTATAACTCCAATTAACTATGGAGATCTTTTAGTAGGGGATAAGAATGCAATCTTAATTGCTTCTAGAGTATTAGGGTACGGAAAAGATTATGAATTTGAATACAAAGGACGAAAAGAAGTAATCGATCTTGCAGAATTAAAACCTAAAGAGATTAACTACGACGCTTTAAAAGGAGGTAAGAATGAGTTTGCATTTACAATGCCAGCATCAGGAACATCTGTTACTTTTAAATTACTTACTCATGCAGATGAGCAAATTATTGATCAAGAAGTAAAAGGATTAAAGAAACTAACAAAAGATGCTTCTCCTGAACTTTCAACAAGATTAAAAAGAATGATTACTTCAGTAGAGGGAGATTCAACACCTAAAGCAATTAGAGATTTTGTAGATAACTACTTATTAGCAAGAGACTCTAGAGCATTTAGAGAACATGTTAGACAAGTACAACCAGATATTGATTTAAAATTCTTCCCAGAAGACGGACCTGAAGGAGGGGTTGATATCCCAATTGGGGTTAGCTTTCTTTGGCCTGACTCCGGATTATAGAGCCGGACTTTTTGCACAACTACATGACATAGTTTTTAATGGACAAGGAGGTTATTCTTTTGAATCAGTATACGAATTTCCAATTTGGTTAAGAAAGTATATTCATAGAACTATGGTAGAGCATTATCAAAAACAAAATCAACAACAGCAACAACAGTCCGGTAAGACATCAGTATTACAAAACGGGCATATAAAAGCACCAGACTATAGTACAAAGGCTCCTAGATAATAGGAGCTTTAGCTATTTATAATAAAATCTCCATTAATGGCGTTAAATAAACAATCGCAAAAAGACGTACAGGATACAGCAACCTACATAGAAGATACACTTAAATCAGTATCTGCTAATCTAGGAGAAGTGTTTAAACAAGCTGTTGAATCTGCATTTGACGGAGTAGATGCCACTGTTATGACGGTTGCAACAAAAGACTTCACACGAGCAATGGCAGCAGCAGCTAAGACTTCTGAAGACTTAGTAAAAAATCATTATAGAATTTCTCAAGGATTAACTACTTCTAAAAATTTAGAAAAGCAATTACAAACAATTGCAGAAAGGAAATTAGAATTAGAAAGAAAATACGCTTACACAAAGCAGTTAGCAGAGGATATAGGTAAGAAGATGACAAAGCAGCAGGAGAAAGCCTTTGGTGATGCTCAAGCAGCTTTAGATTTACAAGAACGGATTCTTGAAGCAGATAGGCAATCTCTTATAAGCATAGAAAAGAAAGTAGGGCTCACAGGTAAACTTGTATCGGCTTTAGGTAAAATACCAGGAATAGGTCAATTCTTAAAAGCAGATGAGATTGATCAGGAGATGAGAAAAGCAGCTGCAAATGGTGCTAGCAAATTCCAGACTATGGGAATTGCAGGTAAAATGGTAGGTAAGCAGTTACTTGAAGGTCTTTTTGATCCTTTAGCAATGATAGGTGCTATCTGGAGCGGCTTTATGAGGGTAAATAAGGCAACTGTAGATGTACAACGATTAACCGGACAATACGAAACATCTATTGCGGGAGTTAACGATAGATTAGCAACATCAGCACAGTTTTTAGAAACTGCAGCAGAACTAACAAAACAGTGGGGAGTTTCTGCAACACTAGTATTTACTCCAGACCAAATCGGACAAATAGCAGAAGCTAAGAACCTATTAGGACTTTCAGCTGAACAAGCAGGAAGAATGGGAATGTTGATGCAAACCACAGGTAAGTCAGCAGACCAGGTAGGACAGGGAATTTACGATACAGTAAATGCATTTAATGGTGCAAATCGAGCAGGAATAGCACACGGAGTAGTCTTACAGGACGTACTAAGTGCCTCGGATAGTATAACAGCTTCTTTAGGGAATAGTGAGAAAAAGATAGGAGCAGCTGCAGTAGCAGCTAGGGGATTAGGGTTAAGCTTAAACGAACTAGACGACATTGCAGGAAGCTTTCTTAATTTTGAAGATTCTATATCTGCAGAATTAGAAGCACAGTTACTCACTGGAAAAAATATAAATTTATCTAAAGCAAGAGAACTTGCATTAAATAACGACTTAGAAGGAGTAGCTAACGAACTAAGTAAAAACGGAGCATCAGCAGTAGAGTACGCTAACATGAACCGTCTTGAACAAGAAAGCTTAGCTAAAGCAATGGGTATGTCTAGAGATCAACTTGCTAAAAGCGTACTAACGCAAGAGGCAATGAAGAACATGACTGACGAGCAAATTGCCAAAGCAAGAGGAGTTACCCTAGAACAGTCAAAAGCAATGGACGTTCAAGAAAAGATGCAAGTAGGTATGCAAAAGTTAGCAGAAGCTTTCGCACCAGTCTTAGACGTAGTTGTTAACTTAGTAGATGCTTTAATGTTCGTTATAACACCTGTAGCAAAACTTATTGCAATGGTAGTAGGAAACCCTATAGGGAAAGCAATATTACTAGCAGTAGTAGCAGCTAACTTTTTAGGAGTAGCAGTATCAGGAGTAGGGAAAGCTTTTGGATCAATGTACCAGTTAGGGGCAAAAGCACTATCAGGTCTAACAGGTTTGTTCAAAGGAGGAGGATTGAAAGATGGTTTAGGAGGACTGAAAGATAAATTAGTAGGAGGATTTAAAGGAGCAGGAGGAGATAAGACAAAAGACCTTATCGCTGATAAAGCTCAAGATGTATCCGGAGCAACAGATAAAGCATCCAGCTCAGGAACAGGGGAAAAGTTCAAAGAGAAAATGCAAAATATAGCCGAAGGTATAAAAGCTTTCGGAAACATGGAAGTACTTTTTGGAGCAGTTAATTTAATACCGTCCTCTATAGGTCTTATAGCGATGATACCTGGAGTATTAGGAGCAAAGTTAATTGAGCAGATAGATGGAGAGAAGCTTAAAGAATCTTTAATAGGTTTAGGAACAGGTATATCGGAAATGGGTAAAGGAACTGTACTTCTAGGAGCGTTGGGATTAATAACAACTTCAATAGGGTTGATTGCAATGATACCGGGTATAGCAGCAGGACTTTTACTAGCAGCAACTGCTAAGCCTATATCAATGGGATTGGAGGTACTAGGAAAAGGATTAGAGGCATTTGGGGAATCTATGATGACAGGCTATGGGTTAATAGGATTAGCAGCAGTAGCAGTAGGGGCACTTGCATTAGGAGCAGCACTTAACTTAGCAGCACCAGGAATTGAAGCATTCGGAACAGTAGTTACAGCAGTTTTTGCAGGACTAGCAACACTAGTAGGAGCAGTAGCAGAGGGGTTTGTAACAATGATGGGAGCAGTTACAATGGAAAATATACTACCAATGATGTTACTAGGGCCGGCGTTATTTGGAATAGCAGCAGGACTTGCAGCTATCGCAATTGCAGGACCAATGGCAATACCGGCATTAATAGCCGTAACAGGACTAGCAGCAGTAGCAGGTGGAGTAGCAGCAATATTTGGCGGAGGAGATAGTGTAGGAGAAGCTAAAGGAAAATCAGAAGAAGGATCCATGGCAGCAGTAGAAGCTAAATTAACAGAACTTATAGCAGTAGTAAAAGCAGGAGGAAACGTATACTTAGACACTAACAAAGTCGGTAGAGCACAAGTACTCGGAAGTTATAAATCTTCATAAATAAACTATTTATAATAAATTAAAACAATTAATATGGGACTATTAGACTTATTACCATCATCGAACTTAGGATTACAGGGAACAACCCCAGCAACTATACCAAGTGCTAATCCAAATTCAACACTACACAATCAATCATCAATCAATAACACACCAGCGATTGATCAATCACCTTCTAGTTTAGACTTAGACGGACAAGTACCAATAGTGTCTCCATCAGGACAAGGACTTCCTTATATGAATAACCTACCAGGATAAAAAATAAATGGCAAACGGACTATTAAATCTCCAGACAGACCTTAAAAGTCTTCGTTATGGAAGCGATAAACCCTATATTACTAAGGATGTAAACGACCCTCCTTCTAGTAATCAAACGGGTATGCAAATAACTAAGCGTATAGATGACACTTCCCGTATTGCCCAAATGCTTATTGACCGTCCTGGATTAAAGTACCTAGGAAACGAAGCTTTACTTCAACAGATAAATGTTGGAGATAGAATAAAAAAGGCAAAGTCAAAAGGAAAAACCACAGTAGGAGCTGTTTTACAGCAAGCAGGAAATACTTTAGTAAGTACAGCTAAAATTGTAGGATCAACTCTAGCTCAAGTTCCAGTAAATGGAACAGGTACGCATTTCTTAAAAGGATTTAGAACAGATACATACTTACGTCCAGATCCAGAAGGAGTACAGCCATCAGGTTTTGCTGCTTTCTTTGGAGCAGGAGGAGTAGAGGGAGCACCTTATGCACTTAATGGTGCACAAATACCTATGTATATTAATTCTGATATGTACGATGAAAAGACAGATCAGTTAATTAATACCAGTAGTTTAGGTTATGATGAAAAAATAAATTCACCAATTCCTCAAGGAGAGAATAGAATATATTCTCAACAAGGTACTTCTATAATAGAAGATAATGTAGGAATAGAAGGGTGGAGACCCTACACAAGTCTTGGAGTAAGAGAAAATCTTGTAAGTAGAGATGATAACACCGTAATTAGCCAGAGTAAATTTTCCTCTCCAGAGATAACCGATAGGACAAGAGTAAAGCCTTCAGGATCAATAGTAAGTGTATCAGGAATTGAGATACTTAGTCCTAATACAGGAACTCCACTGACAATCCCTGGAATAGAAACAACTGCATCACCTAATAGAGATTTAAAAAATCCTCAAAGTACAATAAAAAGTATCCCTAACACAAATGTGGTGGGCAGTGGATTTTCTTTTAAAGATAATAATTTAGAAAATAAGTACTCTAGCGGAAGTACCTATGCAGGTAACACCACACAAGAGACAGTCCTTGGAGCTTCAGCAGGATCTATCCCTCTTAGAAATTTTACAAGTCCAAATTCTGAAATAAAAAGTAGACCTATAACAGGTTCAGGTAACGATAAAGTTGTTGATGCAAATAGTGTTAATAGAAATGTAAGTGATTTTAGAACAGGTCCAACTTCTTTTAATTATTCAAGTCCTACAATTAATAAAGAAACTAGAATTAATTTAGGAAATCAAGGTAAGAATACAGGTGCAGTTAGTTATTCAACTATAGACAGAGATAAGATAGATGAACTAAATGCTCTAGATGTTAGTAACTCTAGAATAGATGGAACAAATGCAGCAAGAGATTTAGCTAAGTTTTATTTCGAAATAATAACTCCAGACGAAACTAAGTTTTTACATTTTAGAGCACACATTGACAGTATAGATGATAGTTACTCAGGAGATTGGGATTCACATCAATACGTAGGTAGAGCAGAAGAATTCTTTACATACAAAGGATTTAAAAGAGATATCTCAGTAGGGTTTAAAATATCAGCTCAATCTAGAGCAGAAATGAAACCTCTTTATAGAAAAATGGTTTATTTAGCATCAGCTACAGCACCAACATATGGAGGTGGATCAAATTTTATGAGAGGTACGCTTGCTCGTCTGACAATTGGTTCGTATTTTAGTCAAATACCAGGTATAATAACATCAGTGAAGTATACTTGGCAAACAGATTATATGTGGGAGATAGCAATGCAAAACCCGGAAGGTGGAATAGATGATGATCAACAAGAGTTACCAATGACTTTAGATTGTAGTATTTCATTTAAACCAATTCACGATTTTGCTCCACAAACAGGATTAAAACATTACTTTACAAGCCCAGCACCTCTAAACGGATCAAAACCGTTTTTTTAAAAAGAAATAAATGGCAGATAGATATAGAAACATAAGAGAAACAGTAACTACAGACAATGTGAGGTATAAGGTAAATGCTATTTACCCCGAAGTTCCTTTATCTGAAGAAGATTTTTATGTTATATCAACAGGAGGAGACAGGTACGATACATTAGCTCAGCAATTTTATAACGACCATACTCTATGGTGGATAATTGCATCTGCAAATAACTCAGAAAGAGCCTCTCTAATAGTAGAGCCAGGTGTACAGTTACGAATTCCTGCTAATAAAGAAAGAATATTACAGTTATATAGCGAGGTAAATAGATCAAGATAATGGCAATAGAGATAGGAGCAGGAATAAGCTCAGGAGTCGCACAACAGCTTGAAGCAAGAAAAAAAATCATAGGTAAAACATCAGGTAGAACTGATGATGACTTGATGTATATGAATGCTAAGACTGGATGGGTAAAGCTATCGTCTGGTGTTAATACATTGAGTGATGCAGAAGTAGCTCAATTTAGAAGACAAGAAGGAAGAAAAGATATAAGAGGAGGTCACGGTTTAGCAAAAGATAACGTACTTCTTGGAGGAGTACTAAGACCAGGTGGTGGATTAAGAGAAGGAATAGATACCTCAGGAAATGTAAATTCGGACAAAGCATACCTACTGAGACCCAGTACAGGTTATAGACCTATGGGGGGTATTACCTCTATGACTGTTAAGTCCAAAAATACCTACGGAACTTTAAGAGAGGCAGAGGTTAGTTTTTCTGTGTGGTCTTTAGAAGAGTTTGAAGTAATGGAAAGACTTTACCTAAGACCAGGATTTACAATGTTACTTGAATGGGGACATTCACTGTACATTAACAACTCAGGAGAATTACAGAAAACCATAGAGACAGTATCACCAGGATTATTCTTTAGAAGTAATCAAGAAATGTCTAATATAACAGACGCAATTAAGGAGGTACGGGAAAAGAGTAATTACAACTACGACGGAATGGTAGGTTATTGTAAGAATTTTTCTTGGAATTATAATTCAAATGGAGGGTACGACTGTACAGTTAGTATTACATCGGCAGGAGAGGTATTAGAATCAATATCAATGAAAACATCTCCATCTTATATGTTCCCACCAAGTGAGATGGAACCTAAAGAAAGTGAAGCGGGAAAAGAACAAAGAAAAAGTGTTTTTCACTATTTTCTAGCTAAATTAGCTGCACTAAAAGGAACAACCCTAGTACTTAAGCCAAGTTTACAGGGAATTGCACCAACATTTACAACCCCTTTACAGGAGTTTGCAATATTCTTCTCAGCAGTTGAAATAGACGATAGCTGGTTTTCAGATACAGAAACACCTATGCATTGGGTTTCTTTACGAACTATTCTGGACATTTATAATAATTGGGTAGCAGTAAAAGACCTTACAAAAGCACCAGGAAGTAAGAATGCTACTATGACTAAGTTTAATATAGATCCTGCTAATCGTGCTGAGTTCGTAACTGGCCCTAAACATTTTTCACCAGATCCTACAGTATGTGTACTTATCGTGCCTAATGATGAAGGATTGGGGGTATTAGCACCTGTACATGGATCAATTACGTCTTTAGGAGAGGGTGCAGACAGAGATGTACTGAATATACTTATTGCTACACCTTACCTGAAAACTAAATTCGACGAAGCATTAGACTCAGATGGAAAATTTAATAAAAGTTTTCTAGATGTACTAAAGAGTATACTAGATGGACTAGCTGACGCATTAGGGGGTATAAACGATTTTGACGTAGCTTATGACGAAGAAGAGAATGGAGGAACATTCTATGTAGTAGATAGAAACCTAACACCTAAATCACCGCCTGTAGAATTAACCCTTGTAGGTATAGACAGTATTTTTAGAGAAGTAGGAATAAGTAGTAAGATAAGTAACGAAACAGCCTCCCAAATAGCAATTGCAGCACAAGGAACAACTCAGAACTATACTGAAAATGTAGAAAATATACTGAAGTGGAATCCTAATATTATAGATAGGATTATTGTCACTAAAGATGTTACACCTAAAAATAAGAAAGACGAAACAGAAGTAAAAGAGGAAGAAGAGAAAAATCTACTAGACTGGAAAGATAGTATAAAAAAGTTCTTTACAGATTTCGAAGGTGGAGGGTATAAAAAAGACGAGCTAAACGCTTCAAAAACAGAACATCAACAGTACACAGTAGAAAACGTAATAAGAAAACCAGGCTCAGGTACAGATGCAGCACCGGGTATTATACCGGTTGAGCTTACATTGAAACTTGATGGAATTGGAGGACTTAAAATAGCCTCAACTTTTAGAATATCGAAAGGAATCTTACCAGACAAGTATAACGATAAATTTGGATACATTATAACAGGGTTAGAACATTCTGTAGGAACTAATAATACTTGGGAAACCTCAGTAACAACACAGTTTTATTTACTAGCACAGTTACAGCAAGCAGCTAGAACCCCACAGCAAATACCACCATACACAGCACCTTCTCCAAAAACAGAAGCAGCAACAGAAGCAAACTATACACCACCAGGACCTATAACACCAGGAGCTGACCCAGCACCAGTTATTAATCCTAAAAAAGTAGGAGCAGGAAGTTACAATGCAGCACCACTTGTTGCTAACTCTAAGGCAAATGGAGGACAGAATGGACTACTAAACCAGTCTAATACTAAACTGCTTGTATTTACAGGAGACGGAGGAGCAAAGAGTTATTACAAGAACCCTGCAACAGGACAACCAGAATATATGCTACACCCAGCAGCAGCCAGAGCGTGGAAAGCTTGGAAAGCAGATATGAAAGCAGCAGGTATTTCCTACAGATTAACAAGTGCTTACAGAAGTCAGGTACATCAAGCCGGATTAGGTTCAGGTAAGACTGTAGCAAAACCAGGTTCATCGCCACATGGATGGGGAGGAGCATTAGACTTTGGTAATCTTTACCAAATTGTAGGAGGAAGCGGCGATCCAAAGAGAAATCAAGATGGAAGAAAAACACCTATCTATAAACAAATGGCTACACTAGGAGCTAAACACGGATGGTACAACCCCTGGAGACTATCAGATGTAAACGGAGTAGATGAGTTATGGCATTTTGAATACTGGGGACCAGCTTAATAATAAAGCAGTATGGCAGAGAAAATACAGGTAAATAAATTCACAGTATTATCCAGAATTAATAGAGATACTATTATAGTAACTACTTATGGCGACGGTGTGGAAATTACACAGGATTTATATACTCTTTCAATGGGAGTTGAGACTGCAGAAAGAGATGCTTTATTTAGAGCTGAAAAATTTGGAGTATTAACAAAAGACTTTGCAAGACGATATGAATTAACACCGCCACCGCCTATCCCTACACCGGAAATCATTCCACCGCCACCGCCAGCACCTCCTCCTCCTTCACCAGAAGTAAAGAGAAAAGGAGCTTGGTACTTGCCGAAATCTAGATACAGAAAACCTAAGTCAACTAACGGTGGAGAATTTATTATTAAATCAACAGGAGAAGCTTACACAGGAAGTTATATAGAGACTTTCAAAAAGAAATACTACGCAGGAAGCTCTCCAGAGCAAATGGGTGAAGAGTTAGAGAAAGTAAGACAGAGAGGAGATTTTGATTTACTAGGAGAAGCTTTTGCAACCTTAAGTCCATTACTGCTTAAAGCATTAAAGGGAGGAGTAATTAGAAAAAGGCCGACTACAAGTGAAATTGTAATGGGAGAGATGAAAAGATATTTTGTACAAGATCCAGTAACACAAAAAATCGTAGAAGTAACAAAACCGGATTATGTAGAGCTTAAAAAACAATTGCCTAATAGAAGGTATGTAGAAGTACCTTGGAATATACAAGAGCCAGCAGAAGATATAATGTTTGGTAACTACAAGTATGAAGGAGCAGCAACTAAGAATCTTAATACAGTAGTTGCATTGGAAAAACAAATGCCAGGTATTAGTAGGGTTGTAAGAGACTTTGCGTACCTTGTACCACCAACACGTCCTAAACAGATAATCACTCCAGACACATTTACAACAACAGTAAAGGATCCGCTAGTAGATTTAGAAAATTCTCGAAAGGCAAATTTCGATACAAAAGAATAAAAATAAGGCTTGCTTTTGCAGGCCTTTTTTCTTATATTAAAGAAAAGGTTATAATAAATGTTTTATATAGTAGAGACAGAGGAGCAAATTGAGCTTCTAAAAGACTTAGGAAAGAAAGGAGGTTATGTAGAAGTTATTTCTTCAAACGATAACTACCATCCACTTCTTACCACTACCGTAGCAGTCTATGTAAGACCTTTAGATCATTACGAAGGTTATATTATTCCAATAAGTCATGACGAAGGATTAAACGTAACGAAAGATTGTGTCTCTGATATTCTAAAAGCATACACAACACTTTATACATTTGACAAGAAAGAATTGATGTATCACTTTGTATTACCGAATGTTATAGATCTTTCTTTACTTTATTCAATGACTTCTTATAATAGACTAGAACTTCCAAGATCTAATTCAACTTGTAATTGGTATTATAATCGCTTTCATGATTTTAAAGAAATAAATGCTATAATTCCAATATCAAAGTTATTTGAGAAATGTGAAGAGAATTATAAATCATTACAAAAGATATTGCAGATTGCAATACCCAATGGCTTTGATTTCTACAATAAAACTGCAACGTCTGTTTTCTTTATGATTGAGAGAACCGGTTTAAGAGTAACCTACCAATCCTTTCTAGAATTATTTAAACCAAGTAATCCTGTTTATAGTATTGATAATAATATTATTTATACTTCGTACAATCTATATAATACGACTTCTCGTCCAACAAATGCTTTTAACTCAGTAAATTTTGCAGCAATACCAAAAGCACCTGAATTTAGAAAAGCAATCATTCCTCAGAACGATGTATTTGTAGAAATGGACTTTGATGGATATCATTTAAGACTATTATGCGAACAAATAGGATATGAATTAACAGACGAATCAGCTCACGTTCAATTGGCTAGACTTTACTTCGGTAAAGATGAAATAGCTGAAGATGAATATGCAAAAGCAAAACAAATTAACTTTCATGCCATTTATGGAAAGATTCCACCTGAATATGCTTTCCTAGAAATCTTCGATAAGATTCAGAATTATATAAACGGTCTTTGGAAGCAATTTAAAGAACAAGGATATGTAGAAGATCCAATATCAGGAAAAAGATTCACACAAGACCTTCCAGATATGCATCCTCAGAAGCTTATGAACTATATGATGCAAAGCTTGGAAACCTCAAGAAATATTCTTATATTAAAAGATGTGCTTATGTTCCTTCAAAATAAAGAAAGCAAGCTAGCACTATATACTTATGATGCCTTTGTATTTGACTTCGATAAATCAGACGGAAAAGAAACATTAGAATCCTTAGAAAAGATAATGAATCAGGGAGGAAAATACCCTATAAAATTCAAATACAGTAATAACTTAGTTTTATAAAATAAAAACATATTTATAAATGATACAAAATGATGTAGCGCCAGTAATGTTCGATTACGATATCGAATACAATTTTAATGCAGCCGACATGAGCAATAAGTTATTTTGTACTTTCTCTTCAGAACAACAATTAGAAGGGATATTAAGTACAATACAGACCAAATACAAGATCATTTATAATAAAATCTTCGTTCTTTATTCAAAGAGCCAAGACGAATATATTTGCACATATAATGTGGAATTTGGAAACGTTTCTAATTTCTTAGAAAATACTATTTTAGTACATAGAAAAAAGGAATCAAATACCCTATACACAATCAATTCACTAAACCGTCTAATAGAATCTCTAAATGGAGGAATCTTAGATACAAACTACAAGGTGAATTGGAATGACTATCAAAACTGTATACTATTAACAAAAGGAGCAGAATTGAAAAGAGTCAACACAAAATTATTTAGAATAATAGAATTATAGTTGGAATACTAAAATATTCTTCTTATATTATATAGATAAAAGTTTTAATTAAAATCAGTTACATTATGGACATTAATGCTATCAAAGCAAAACTGGCCGCTCTAAACAGCACCGGAAATCAAGACCGTGAGAAAGTAGACTTCGACAAAATCTATTGGAGACCTGCAAACGGAAAATCAACAATTAGAATAGTTCCTTCAGCATTTAACGCTGCAGATCCTTTCACAGAATTGAAACTACACTACAACATAGGAAAGTTCCCTATGATGTCATTGTCGAATTACGGCAAACAAGATCCAATCGAAGAATTTGTAAAAGAATTAAGAAAGACTTCTGATAAAGACAACTGGTCATTATCTGGAAAGTTATCTCCTAAGTCAAGATTTTTTGCTCCTGTTATTGTAAGAGGTGAAGAAGATAAAGGAGTACGTCTTTGGTCATTCGGAGTTAACATCTACAAAGCATTACTTGCTTTAGCAGAAGATGAAGACATTGGAGACTTCACAGATGTAATCAATGGATGGGATATGGTTGTTGAAAACACACCAGCAGCAGGACCAGGTCAATTCCCAACAACTACAGTTCGTATTAAACCTAAACAAACTCCATTATCAGATGATAATACACAAGTTGATTTATGGTTAAAAGAACAACCAAATGCCTTAGAAGTACAAACTCAGTACGACTATGAATTCATCAAGAAAAAATTACAAGAGTACTTGAACCCAGGAGAAGAAGTAGCTTCACCAGCAAACATTCCAGCAGAATCAATTGCACCAGTAGCTCCAGCTCCAGCAGCTGCAGAACCAACTGACTTAGACAAAGCTTTAGGAAGTAACAAAACTGACTTTACTTTAGAAACAGCAGTAGAGGGTAACAAAAGTACAGTAAATAAATTTGACGAATTATTCAACTAAGAATGGCAGTTAAAAAAGAAACAGCAAAAACCGCTAGCGAAATAATCAAAGGCGGTTTTAGTCTTGACAACTTCAAAAAAAATAAAGGATTTTCAAATACCTCAGTAAAGTTTAAATCTCAAGACTGGATTAAAGTCTCAGATGCTTTCACAGAAGTAACATCCCTTAAAGGAATTCCTATGGGGCATATTACGTTACTAAGAGGACATTCTGATACAGGAAAAACTACTTTACTTTTAGAAGCAGCAGTTAATGCTCAGAAAAGACGAGTACTTCCAGTATTCATTATTACAGAGATGAAATGGTCATGGCCACATGCTCAAATGATGGGATTAGAAGTAGAGGAAATATTCGATGAGGATACAGGAGAGATTACTGACTACAAAGGATTTTTCTTATATGCTGATAGAGGTACCTTAAACACTATTGAAGATGTAGCAGAATACATTCTAGACTTAGTAGATGAACAAAAGAAAGGAAACCTACCTTATGACCTATTGTTCTTATGGGATTCAGTTGGATCAGTTCCAAGTGATTTATCAGTAAGATCAAATAAGAATAATAATGAATGGAATGCTGGAGCAATGTCTACTCAATTCGGAAATAACGTAAATCAAAAAATTATGTTATCAAGAAAAGAAGCTAGTAAGTATACAAACACTTTAGTAGCTATTAACAAAGTCTGGACTGCAAAACCTGAACATCCAATGGGTCAACCTCGATTGGAGAATAAAGGAGGAAAGACAATGTGGTATGACGCAACAGTTATCATTACATTTGGAAACATTACCAACTCAGGTACTTCTAAAATCAAAGCTGTAAACAAAGGAAAGGAATATGAATTTGCTAAAAGAACAAAAGTTCAGATAGAAAAGAATCATATCGATGGAATACAGTCTAGAGGAGCAATCATTATGACAAGCCATGGATTTATTGCTGACGATAAGAAAGCAATTGATGCATATAAAGATGCACATAAAGGATCTTGGGCTAATACTTTAGGGTCAACAGACTTTACAGTAACAATTGAAGCTGAAGTAGGAGAAGATGTTAGAACTGATATAGAGATGATCGATGAGTAATTATTTAGATATACTAAATAAAATCGAACAAAAACCAGACAGAAAACTAAACGACCATGTTTTAATAGTAGACAGCATGAACACCTTTATAAGGTCTTTTGCAATGCTACAATCAATGAATCCCCAAGGCCATCACACCGGTGGTCTTGTTGGTTTCTTGAGATCGTTAGGGTTTTTGATGAGAACAATTGACCCTACTAGAATCATTTGTGTGTTTGACGGACAAGCTTCTTCCTCAAGTAGAAAGAATATTGATCCTGAATATAAAGCAAATAGAAATATTAAAAGGATTACCAATTGGGAACTGTTCGATGATAAAGAAGATGAGTACGCATCAATGACTATGCAAATGCATAGACTAGTAGAGTACTTACAATGTCTTCCTATCAACTTAATCTCTATAGACAAAATAGAAGCAGATGATACTATATCTTATCTAGCTCAGAAGTTTGGAGCTAATAATAAAAAGGTAACAATCGTTTCTTCTGATAAGGATTTTTTACAAATAGTGGACGAAAATATAGAAGTTTATTCCCCTATCAAGAAAAAAACCTATGGAAAAAAAGAGGTACTGGAAGAAATAGGTATGATTCCTGAGAATTATCTAATAATGAAAGCACTTTTAGGTGATAACTCAGATAACCTTACAGGAATAAAAGGATTAGGCCCTAAAACACTTATAAAAGAATTTCCGGGATTAGTAAACAAACCGGGCTTTTCTTTAGAAGATATTTATGAAGTTTGTGAAAAAGGATTACAGGATAAGAAAGTTTTTGCAAAAATCATATATGAATGGGAAAAGGTAAAAACTAACTATGAATTGATGAATCTTTTACAGCCAAGGTTGGGAGATTACGAAATAGTTCATATATTAGATAAGATAAAAGAGCCAACACCGGCATTACAGGCTGTTACTTTTTTAAACATGTTAGAGGCAGATCAAATCGAAGCTCTAAACAAAAACGTTGAGGGATGGCTTGAATTATTCAGACCGCTTTCAACATATAAAAAATAAGTTATAATAAAATAAGTTACATGACATCATTAGCAAAATTATCTTCCTACGGAAAAGGATTCCAGTTAAAAGTATTAGGAGCATTATTAACAGACAAGAAATTTCTACTTAACACAAGAGATTTGTTAAGGCCAGATTACTTCGATTCAGATGCACATAAATGGATTCTAGAAACTACAATTAAGTATTACGACAAATATCATACTACAATTTCATTAGAAGCATTAAAAATCGAATTACAGAAAGTAGAGAATGATATTTTACAAGTAGCAGTTAAATCAGAATTGAGAAATTGTTATGAAGCAACTCAAGAAGATTTAGCATACGTTGTAGAGGAATTTACTACCTTTGCCAAAAACCAGGAACTTAAAGCAGCATTATTAAACTCAGCAGATCTTTTAAACCAAGGAGACTTTGACGGTATTAGAGGATTGATTGAAAGAGCTATGAGAGCTGGTATGGATAAGAATATGGGTCATGAGTATAATAAAGATGTAGAGAGTCGTTATAGAGAAAACTATAGACCAACTATTCCAACACCTTGGCCGATTATGAATGAGACTATTGGAGGAGGATTCGGACCTGGAGATTTAGTTATTATGTTTGGAAATCCTGGAGGAGGTAAATCTTGGACGATGGTTGCAGCTGCAGCACATGCAGTACTACTAGGTTACAATGTAAATTACTATACTTTAGAGCTTGGAGAGGATTATGTAGGTAAACGTTTTGACTGTTACTTTACAGGATATGGAATTGAAGAAGTAAATAAACATAGAGGAGAAGTTGAGAAGATTGTAGGTAAATTGAAAGGAAAACTTATTGTAAAAGAGTATCCACCAAAAGGAGCTTCAATTAACACAATTAAATCTCATATCCAGAAATGTATCGATATGGATCATAAACCGGATATGATTGTTATTGACTATGTCGATTACCTAAAAGCACCTTCAAAATCTCGTTTCACAGAGAGAAAAGATGAAATTGATGATGTATTTATTGCAACAAAAGGACTAGCTAAGGAACTACAAATACCTATTCTAACACCATCTCAAGTTAATAGAATGGGTGCTAAGGATTCAGTTATTGAAGGAGATAAAGCAGCAGGTTCTTACGATAAGATGATGGTTGCCGATGTATGTTTATCTTTATCAAGAATGAAAGAAGATAAGGTTTTAGGCACAGGAAGAATTCACGTTATGAAGAACAGATACGGAATGGACGGTATGACTTGGGATGCAAAAGTTGATACAAATAATGGACATATTGAGATATTAGGTCACATGTTAATAGACGAATCAGGAGACAAACCAAGAGGAAGTTACAAAGATATTGCTAATAAGTTCTTCGAATTAGAGTCTCAAGTTCCAAGCTAGAAGCCTATTTATTTCTACAGTCATAATCTATAACCCTTTTAAAAAAAGCGAATATGAGTCTAAAAGACGAACGCATAGTTTACAAACCATTTGAATACCCACAAGCACACGATTACTGGCTTAAAGCGCACCAAGCGCACTGGTTACATACAGAAGTTCCAATGTCACAGGACGTAACAGATTGGAATTCAAACCTTAAACCGCACGAAAAAAACCTTATAGGAGGAATCCTAAAAGGGTTTGCTCAAACAGAGACAGTTGTAAATGATTACTGGACATCTTTAGTAACAAAATGGTTTAGAAAACCGGAAGTTATTATGATGGCAGTTACGTTTGGAGCTTTCGAAACAATCCATGCCGAAGCATATGCTTTACTAAACGAGCAATTAGGATTAGATAATTTTGCAGAATTCTTAGAAGATGAATCAACTGCAGCTAAAATTCAATCTTTAATGGATGTTAGAGATGGAAATGCAGGAGAAACAGATTGGCATGAAGCAGCTAGATCACTTGCTATATTCTCAGCATTTACTGAAGGAGTAAATCTATTCTCTTCTTTTGCAGTATTGTTATCATTTAAAATGAGAAACAAATTAAAAGGAGTAGGGCAAATAGTAGAATGGTCTGTAAGAGATGAATCACTTCACTCAGAAGCAGGTTGTTGGTTATTCAGAACCTTAATGGAAGAATATCCAGAATTAAAAACAGAAAGACTTATTAACGATATTAGAGAAGCGGCAACGCTTGCTTTAGAATTAGAATTCAATTTTATTGATAAAGTATTTGAAATGGGAGATTTAGAGAACTTATCTAAAAACGACCTTAAAAACTTTATTAAACACAGAGTAAACACTAAGATGGGAGATTTAGGATTAAAACCATTAATACCTTCAGATCAAATCGATAAAGGAGCTTTGAAACAAATGTTATGGTTTGATGCTGTAGTAGCAGGTAAACAGCATACAGATTTCTTTGCATCAAGAGTAACGAATTATGCCAAAGGGCATATGGATTGGGACAACGCATTTTAATTTAATTTTATGGGAGTAGATTACAGTACCTGGAAACCAGGTGTAGATTATCCAGAATGGATGAATGAAGTATCTTTGGCAACAATTTCAAACGGGTACTTATTACCTGATGAAAATCCAAAGAAAGCATACAGAAGAGTTGCTGATGCAGTAGCTAAAAGATTAGATCGTCCTGATCTAGCAAATAAGTTTTTCAAGTATATGTGGAAGGGTTGGTTAAACCTAGCTTCACCAGTACTATCAAACACTGGAACTGACAAAGGATTACCAATCTCATGTTTCGGTATAGATACTCCTGATTCAATCAGAGGTATAGGATTAACCAATGCAGAACTGATGAGACTTACCTCTTTAGGAGGAGGAGTAGGAATTGGATTAGGAAGAGTTAGAGGAAGAGGAAAAAAGATCGCAAATGGCGATACTGGTAACTCAGAAGGAATTGTGCCTTGGGCTAAGATTTATGATTCAACTATCATTGCTACAAATCAAGGATCAGTTCGTAGAGGAGCAGCTTCTGTGAACTTAGATATCAATCACGAAGATATAAAAGAGTTTTTACGTATTAGAAGACCTCAAGGAGATCCAAACCGTCAGTGTTTAAATTTACACCAATGTGTTTCTATTGATGATAAATTTATGCAGAGATTAGAGCATAGAGATCCAGAAGCAATGGAACTATGGGTTGAGATTCTTAAATCAAGAGTTGAGACAGGAGAGCCTTATATTATGTTTAAAGATAATGTTAACAACGCTAACCCTCAGGCATACGTAAAGAATAACTTAGATGTTACAATGACTAATATCTGTTCGGAGATTGCATTACATACCGATGAAGAGCATTCATTTGTTTGTTGTTTATCTTCTTTGAACTTAACAAGATACGATGAGTGGAAAGATACTGACTTAGTTGAGACAGCAATCTACTTCTTAGATGGAGTACTAGAAGAATTCTTAGTTAAGACAAATGGTAAGGACTCTATGATTAGAGCACACCGTTCTGCTAAAAAAGGAAGAGCATTAGGATTAGGAGTTTTAGGATGGCATTCATTCTTACAATCAAAAGGATTACCATTTAATTCAATTGCATCTACTTCTTGGACAAACAGAATATTCTCTCAAATTAAAACACAAGCAGAAGCTGCTTCTAGAAAGTTAGCTGAAGAGTATGGGGAACCAATCTGGTGTAAAGGAACAGGAATGAGAAATACGCATTTAATTGCAATTGCTCCAACAGTTTCCAACTCAACAATCTCAGGAGGAGTATCGGCAGGTATTGAACCAATTCCAGCTAACGTTTATACTTTCAATTCATCTAAAGGAACTTTCATTAGAAAGAATCCAGTATTAGAAAAGTATTTAGAAGACAAAGGACACAATACAGAAGAGGTATGGCAACAGATTTTAAAGGATAGAGGATCAATTGCAAATCTACCTGAAGACATTATGCCGTTTGAAGATAAAGAAGTATTCTTAACATTTGCAGAAATAAACCAACTAGCTTTAGTAGAACAAGCTTCAGTAAGACAGAAGTACGTAGACCAGGCTCAATCATTAAATTTAGCATTCGATCCAAGTGATAGTCCTAAGTTCATAAACCTTGTTCACCAGACAGCTTGGAAACTTGGATTAAAAACGTTATATTATCTAAGAACTGATTCTGTCATAAACGGAGATATCGGAAGTAGAACTTCTGAAGACTGTTTAAGCTGTGATGGATAAAATTAAAAAAATATGATACAATTATTTATTTCACTATTCCTAGCAACTGTAATTTTTCTACTAACTGTAAAACTGAGAGAGTATGTACAAGAGGTAGCACAGTTGAGAAAACAAATTGAAGAAACAGCAGCAGCTCATATAATTGAGAAAGCAAAAGTAAAGAAAGATTCTACATTTAGATCTTCAGCAGTTAATTGGGGTAAGACAATTGAACACTTTGTACCTTTTATGACAAAGTTCCCTATACCAGCAGAAGATGTAGTATTCCTTGGAATGCCAATTGACTATGTAGGGTTTACCAACACAGAAAGTAAAACTAAATGCGAAGTACATTTCATTGAAGTAAAATCAGGAAATGCATTTCTAATGGGAAAACAAAAGAATATTAAAAAAGCAATTCAAGAAGGAAGAGTTCACTGGCATGAAATTGCAGTAGATGGAAACCGAGCAGAGATCACAGAAGAATAGCTATTTATATGAAATGAATATACTAGCCAAAATAGTAAAAATGTTATACCCTCTACTAATACTAGGGGGTATTCTATCTACGTACGGTCAAACCTTTACGCACTCCGGTTATATCTACGGATCAAACGCTGTAGGAATACCGGGTGTACAAGTACAGTTGTATAGTAGAACAACACCTACTTTGACAGGATTTACATCTCAACAAAACTATAACGGACATTCCTATTACAGATCAACTGGAAGTGCTTTCTGGACAGATGCAAGACAGGCATGTGCCAATATGGGAGGTTATTTAGTAACTGTAACATCAGCAGCTGAAAATAACTTTTTATTCAACCTATGGCCTTCAGGATGGATAGGATTAACAGATGAAGCAGTCGAGGGTCAATGGAGATGGGTAACAGGAGAACCCTATTCTTATCAATCATGGAATCCAGGTGAACCTAATAACGCAGGTAATGAAGATTATGTTCAATTTGTAGGAGCAGGTAGATGGAATGATTTACCTAATAATCAAGCACTTCCATATGTGATAGAATTTGATTATGTAGTAACTTTTACTCCTTGGGCTTTAGTAACAACAGCGACAACAGATGCTACAGGAAGATATGTATTTTCAACACCAACAAATCCTTCTATAGAATACTACATAACATTTACTCCTCCAACTTTACCTACATTACAAGTAAGTGATGCACAGATTTCAAATAATGTAACTTTAGGAACACTAGCTTTAAGAAGTAGAGACTTTTTTAGATTTGATGTTAATAATGACGGTAGAGTAACAATATCAGATACTTACACAATATTTGCTAGAAGAAATGGATTAATAAACTCGTTTGCAGCATCACCTCCTGATAGTAGGATATTTACATCATCCCAATGGAGTTCAATTAGTGGAAGTGCATTAAACTTAAAAACAACAATCCCAGGGGTACAATCAGTAACAATAAACAATCCTATATCAGGAGGAGTTTCGAGTTACTATATAACAAGATTAGGATATAGCAACTAAAGTTGCGACTATTTATAAAAGGTATGAGAGTGCATAAGCACCAGGTTGTGAAATAAAAATAACTTAAAAACAAAAGAAATGAAAAAATTACTTTTAGTATTAGGTGTAGTTTTAGTATCATTAACAGGATTTGCACAAACTACCGCACCTGATGCTACTAAGCCTTACTTGATATTTGACGCTAGTTACAACCTAGCACCAATTGGAGCAACACCTACAAACGTTGCAATTTACTATGATAACGCTGGTTCTACAGCTATCAAAGCATTACAGTACAGATTTTGGTACGACAAAAACGTATTTGCTTCTCCGACAGTAACATACACTGGGACCGAAACAAACAGTTACTTCCAAACATTAGTAAACGCTACTGAAGGAAATGTAACAGTTACATGGGTTTACACCGGAGCAGATGTTGCTTTCAATATTGCTGACGGAGCAATGTTCAATATAGCTTTACCATTTAAAGCAGGTTATACTAATGGAGCTGTAACTACTATGTCATTCTCAGGAGCAACAGCTTATCCTGCTTATGGTACCCTAGCAAATGGAACTGATACAACATTAGGATTACATAACTACGGAGGTGCGTTCACAGAACCCGTATTTGAATATGCTGCTACATTCTTAAACAGCCCAACTAACCCAGCTTCAGATATACCGGTTGTATTACAAAAATCTTCAAACGGAACAACTTGGGTAGATGTAATGACTGTTAATACAGCGGCTTCAACAGGAGTAGCAGAATTCACAACTAACTTAGATCAAAACTACTGGCAAATTAGAGTAAAAGTAAATCCAGGTATTACAGCTCCAGCAGCTTTATCTGCAGCAGATGCTGATATGATGGCTCAAATTGCTACAGGATTACAAACACCAACTGGAATTCAATTCTATACTGCTAACCCTAACCAAGCAAATGGAATTACAATTTCAGATTCATATACATTATTCTCTAGATTGGCTCAAGGTCTAACAGCTTACCCAAACAATCCTGATATCTTATTCTTTACAGAAGCTCAATACACTCAAATTGCAGCAGCTACAACAAGTTTATCAGCAACAATTCCAGGGGTAGCTACGTTCTTATCAGCTAACATCAACAATACAACAGCAGCCAATTACTACCTACTAGTATTAGGAGACGCAAACGGAACAGGACATAACTAATATGTTACGCTATATAATCATAGCACTATTATCAATAAATTCACTATATTCTCAGGTACAGTTTCAAGTACCTGGGATTACAGTGTCTCCATCTAATACTATAGACCTTCCTGTAACAATTCAAACAAATGGAAATGTATTAGGGAGTTTAGAGTTTGCTTTAAATTATGACCAAAGCATCTTACAATTCTCAGAAATAATCTTATCTGAAAAAGCACAGACCTGGTTAACATATACAATGGATACTGGAAGTGGAAAAGTAAGATGGGGTGGGTATGATAAGACTCATGGACAGCATTCTATAACAAATCCAACAGAACTATTCATATTAAAATTCACAGTACTTAGTACTAACTGGGCTCAGACTCCTATAACAGTAGGAAGAAAGACAGCAGGAGATGTACAGGGGTGGGATATCGCTGTAACTAATACGGATGGATATATCAACTATAATAGAAATGCAGCACCATTAGATGAAGATGGAATCCATGGAAGAGCATACCCAGTACCTACAGACGGAATTGTAACAATGGAGATGTCTTTACCGGTAAGTGGGGATTATGAAATCATAATCTTCGATATGGGAGGTAATCTTCTAAATATAAGGAAAGAGCGTTTTGCAAAAGGACCTAATACTACTTATGGAGATTTAACTGCTTACCCAAGTGGTAACTATTTATTAAATATAAGAAGTAAGAACTTCGCAAAAACATTTAAAATAATAAAAAAATAAGCTATGTCAGAAGAAACAAACAACGACGGTACTTGGTCAGGATTGAAAAAAACAATTATTGGAACATTAACTACAGTAATTGGTGGAGGAGGTATTTGGTTATCAACACAACTATTTGGAGGTCACTCTGAAGATAAAGAAGAACCAAAAACTGAAGTAGCAGCTCCAGCTGCAGCACCTGTTGTTATTAACTTACAAAACAATAACACTAACCAACAAAAACAACAATCAAACAATTCAAACTCTAACAACGTTAAGCAACAAGCAGCACCTGTTCAAGCAGCACCTGCTCCAGCTAAACCAAAAACAGAAGAAGAACCTTGGTAAGATTATTCACAATATTATTTCTAGCTTTCAGTATAGTAGGTTGTGCCCAAAAGGTAGGATCTACTAAAACTGAAGAGTATAAGGCTGATTTCGAAAAGAAACAGTCTCTAGAAGTTGTATCTGATTATACTGATACTATTCAAATACCAATTCAAATATTAAAAATTGGTATTAATGAAGAGTTATATGAAATGTATCCTGAATTAAAAGACAAAAGAGTTGGTTTAGGGGTTTCAAATATTGTATTAGAGTATTTAGAATCAACAAATAGATTTGTATTTACAGAAGAAAGAAATGAGATAAAACAAAACATGATTGCTCAAGATAAAGCATCAGCAAAAGGAATCTCATCAAATAAAATAGTTGTCAAAGGAAATGTTGTTTTAGCTAGATATTTTGTATACATTGAAGTATATGATTTCTCAGTTGGAGAAGATGAAGAAATAGGAGGCAACGGAATAGAAATAAAACAAAAAACAATAATAGGGTTACAGATAAGATTTGTGGATGCACAAACTGGTGAAATAATTACTGGATCAGGTTCCGGTGAAGCAGTTACAGTGAAGAAAGCAAATCTACTAGACGGACTCGACGATACAAAATTCAATCAATCAACAATCGGAGTATCTACCAAAAAGTCATTAGAAACTGCTTCTTCAAGAGTAGTAAGTAAAATGATTAAAAAGGGGATATTTCGTAGTTAATGAAAAAATGGATATTATTATTTTCACTATTTTCAGTCCTGACCTCCTGGGGCCAGTACACCTATACCTACAAAGATCCTTGTACCCTAGTATCAAAGAGTATTTACGTACCAGCCGGTGGAGGGGTAATGGTAAACTACTTCGATAACCAAAGTACATTTTCCGCAAATGATTTCTCCTCAGGAGTCTTTGATAACTGGATAGCTCAAGTATCTCAACAAAATTCTAACTCACCTTGTGAATCAGTAACTACAGCAATTGTAAATAGTATAACTAATATAACAGTCGCTAATACATTAACTGTTGTTACAAATGTAATATCAGTAACAAACGTAGCTCAATCCATAGCAACCATAGGAGGATCTATGGGAAGCTCTATGACAGCTACAGCCGGAGGCGTAACAAATTCTTCACAAAGTGAAGGAGGTAGTACTAACCAAAACTCAAAAGATGAAAAAAAATCCGATTCAAATACCAATTCAGGAACAAATACAGGAACTGCTGGAACAAGCCCAACAGGTAACCAAAATCAAGGAAGCCAAACCAATCCTAACCCTTCTGGAGGAACACCTACAGGATCTTCAACAGGAACACCTCAGCAAGGAGGAGACACTACAAATCCAAATCAACCAGCTTCGACAGGAAGTCCTACGTCTGAGTCGTCTGTAGAAGGGTCAAGCGGGAGTAGTAACAACTTAGCTAACTCTTTATCGAACTCTGTAGATGGAGGATCAGCTGACGGAGGAAGTTCAGGCGGAGGAACATCAGGTGGTGGTAAAAAATCTAACAATGCAGCTAAGAGTGTAGGAAGTTTAATTGCTTCTGGGGATATAGTAGCTATTGCAAATACTGATCAAACTCAGAATTTTAGATTTGTAGGAAGTATAACTCACGCCAATACTAGGGGAACTAGAATTAAAGGAGTATTATTTAATTTTACTTCAGGTGTTAATAATTTGAACGTTACTTTTTATAAGTCTTGGATTAATAAATCTAAAAAATTAAATACAGTAGGTGCTCAATCTATTATGATGGATTTTGATAAAAACTTCTTTAGTACAACTACCGTATTAGAATCTTATAAAGTAAATAATAAACTAACAGGAATGTTTGGTGTTAATTTTACAGCGGGTAAAATGGGAGAAAGATCTCTACTAAACCTATCTGCTGTAGGTGGAGCACATAGTAGTTTTAAACTAAGTGATAGAGTTAGTACTAGCGTACTAGTATTAGGAGTTTACTCTCCATTCACTCAGTTCTATGAAGGTAAATGGTGGGATGCAGGTATAATAGTAGTACCATTTAATTCATGGGATTTAAAAATAACTAAGACATTTAAGTTTAATGTAAGTTTTACAGGAGTATACGAAGCAGGTAAAGAATTTTTAAATTACCAAATATTAACAGGAGGTAAATTAACATTTTAATTATGAAAAAATTAAATCAATTATTTGAAAGGTTTTACGATAAGGTATCAAATTTCCTTTTTGGAAGATAAAACAGTTTAGTATTATGAAAAAATTATTTTTATTATTAGCATTAGTATTTCTAGTATCAGCTGATACAGCTACTAAAGAATGTTATAAAGTAACAAAAGTGTCTTCACAAGTTGAAGCACCAGAAATGAAAAAAGAAAGAGTTGTATTCGGAATTAAACAAATGACTGAAGAAATTCTATCTGAAAAATACGATATATGTGAAGATGGAACTCCAGTTGAAGTAGAAGTGTTATCAGTTGAAGCACCTTCCACAAATACCTCTTTAGGACCATTCTCTAAAACTAAAAAAATTACTATTGTAAAATTAAGACTATTAGTAAAAGGAGAAGAATATTGGGGTCAAGGAGAAGCAAACACTACAGTTCAATCGACTTTCTTAGATTTGAACGACGATAATTTACCATTTAATAAAACATCATTCTCAGGAGCAGTTAAAAAAGCTTTAGTAGAAGCTGTTGGAGAAATGTAATAAATTTCGTATCTTTATCATATGAAAGGTAAAGAATATACTATTACATACAAAAAACAGAAGTACGAACTAGATCCAGAATATTGGGACGAAGAACAGCCTAATAGTACTAGAGAGTTTCAATTGAGTCAACTTAAATACTGTGTAGAGGTAGGAGATTTTATTACCTTAGAAAATAGAATAAACAATATGCTCAAGTGGGGAGGTATAAAAAAGGTAGAGAAATAGTTGTATTTCTCAATTAAAATACCTATATTATAGTATAATCAAAAATAAAGGATATGTCTAAAAATTCAGCAAAGAGTATTTATACTCAACTAATGGAATGGATTCCAACCTTAGGAAGAACATCAGTTCCTAAACAAGAACAATCACAAAGTAAATTCAGCAAAGCTGATCACTACAAATCAAAAGGAGCATATGGCAAAGCAGGTAATTAAGTTTTATGCTAATTGGTGTGGTCCGTGTAAAGTATATGGACCTACATTTACAAAAGTAAGAGAAGAGTTAGAAAGTGATGAGATTACTTTCTTAGAAATTAATGTAGAGGAAGATACAGAAAACTTATCAGGTCAGCATAAGGTAAGAGGAATTCCTCACACAGTAGTTCTTCAAGACGGAGTAGAAGTAAAAGCTGCATCTGGAAGACTAGGGGTAGAAGAATTAAAAGAATTAATTTTAAACTAAAAATCAAAACAAATGTTACGTAATCCAGATACAATACCGGCAGGCGATACCCTTATCGAGGATCCAATCATGGAGCCATTCTTCATTACACATTCTCCATCAGGAGGTTACACAGTTTATGAAAGAGTAAACAGAGGTAAAGACGATAAAGCATACCTAAGAACTGTAAGCTATCCAGCCACATTCAATCATGCATTAAAAACAGTTTCAAAAGAGTTACTAAACTTTAATGAAAATAAACATTTCAAGACAATAAAGGAATATATTGAAACTTGGAACTCTATTGAGCAAAAGATGCGAACAATGACTACTATCGATTAAGAAAGAGAGTATGGTAGAGACATTTAAACATGCGTTGGGACTATGTGGAGAGCATTGGCATCCTAATTTACTAAACATTTCTGCATTTTTTGTTGCAGTAGGAGGAAGTATTTCGTATATTAAATACAGAATTAAATCGTTATGGAAGAAAGAGGATTAATATCTTTATACGATTACTTAGGTTATGCTGCAGGACAAGAGTTAGGAGACAAAGTATATAAAGCAGCTCTTAAAGCAAAACAGGAAGTAGGAACTAGAGAAATTTCAAATACTCGATACAAAGGAAAGGTAATGCTTTATAAGAGGGAATTTTTACAAGAGTATTTTAAAACTGAACAATCAGAAGTAGAACCTTCCTTAGGAGATCGTCAAAGTTATCAATTATAAAAGTTATGGCTACATTAAGAAAATACGAAACTGTAACAGATGTTAATGTTTATGAAGTAAATCTTACTGACGAACAATTAACAATGTATAAAGAAAATGAAGATCTTTTCTGGGAAACATTCGATAGCGATTTAGATTGGGAATTCAGTTATGACAAAGTCGGTGATCCTGAATTAGAATTTGAATTAAGAGAAAACTAAAAGCGTTTGCCTATACGCTTAAAATACCTGGCTTATTTAAAATTATAAATTATGTCTAAAAAACATGTTGTAGTATCCTTATCAGGAGGAATGGACTCAAGTACCTTATTACTTAGATGTCTAAAAGAGTATGACACAGTTACAGCTATTAGCTTTGACTATGGTCAAAAACACAGAGTAGAGTTAGAGAGAGCTCAATCATTAGTAGAGTACCTTAATGGTTGCTCTGAAAAAGCGGAACAAGATCAATTAGGTACAATTACGGTAGTAGGAAAAAACTACAATGAAGTTATGTATCGCCAAATCCAATTAAAAGGATTAGTTGATTTACTAGATTCAGCTTTAGTAACAGGAGGTGAAGATGTACCAGAAGGTCACTATGCAGAAGATAATATGAAAGCAACAGTTGTTCCTAACAGAAACAAAATATTTGCTTCTATTACTCAAGCAGTAGCTTTATCAGTTGCAAATAGAACAGGAGAGACTTGTGATATTGCAATGGGTATCCATGCAGGTGATCATGCAATTTATCCAGACTGTAGACAAGAATTTAGAGATGCAGATGATGCAGCTTTTAGAATGGGTAACTGGGAAGCAGAAAGAGTAGGGTATTTTACACCTTACTTAGAAGGAGATAAATTTACTATCTTACAAGACGGAGAAGTATTATGTAAAGAGTTAGGATTAGACTTTGATGAAGTTTATTCAAGAACTAATACATCTTACAAACCAATTAAAATGGTATACCATGACCCAGTAACATTTGAAAAATTTGAAGAATGGTTCTCAGATTATAAATCAGCTTCATCAGTTGAAAGAGTAGAAGCATTTATTAAATTAGGAAGACCTGATCCAGCTCCTTACGCAGACGAAACAGGACCAGTAACATGGGAACATGTAGTAACAGAAGTAACAAAAGTATTAAATAACCATAACAATTAAGATTATGTTTGAAGCAACAGGAACAGCAACAATAAACGGATATTCAGGAACAACTATCAACACAAACCTCGGAACAGTAGGAATGGGTAATATTAATCCATCAACAAAATTAGAAGTAACATCTGGACTAACCTTATCAGGAAATTCAACAATTAATTATTCACATTCAAATTTAATACCAAATAATATGAGACCAACTCAAGCAAAAGTAGCAGTATTCACAATCACAAGAGATGCGGATACAAATGAAATCAATTCAACAAAATTTGTAAAAGAATTATGGGTTGAGCAAAAAAACGGAGCATCAATTGATTTAATTGTTGCAAAACATTTAGATAAAGATTTTGATCCAGAAACTACAGTTATTAAAGTTTTATCAACAGTATCTTTTTAATAAAAAAGTTGCTCAATTGAATTAAAGTTCTTATCTTTAAGTATTATTAACAACAAAAGAAAATAAAAATGAAAAAAGTATTTTTAGCATTAGCATTAGTAGCAACAGTATTAGTTTCTTGTAACAAAGTAAACACAGCTGAAACCTCAACAGTAGACTCAACAGCAGTAGTAGTTGATTCAGTAGCAGTTGATACAACTCAAGAGGCTGCAATTATCGCAACAGAAGCAGTACAAGATTCAATCGACGCTGCAACTACAAAGTAATTTACCAATGCTCGCTGTTAATTGAGAGGTAGAGTGTATTAATTTCCGAACAAGGGTTTATAGTAGGAAGGCGCCACTTATTGCACTCAATCAGAAACCCTGAAAGACCAAGGTTGGTAAAAAAAGAATCGGTTGGTGTAATCGGGAATGAATACCGACAGAGGGTAACACCGCTTCTAAGCGGGATGAGGGTTCGAATCCCTCACCGATTCCAAACAGTCAGGAGACCATTGGTTGGTGGCACCTCCCCAAGGTTTAGTTGAAATATACTATTTATGGCAAAGCTGGAGCAGGTTCGAATCCTGTCCTGACTACAAAATTAAACTACTGTTCTTTGAAATAAAAATTATAAATTATGGAACAAATTTTAGCATTTGTTTTAGGGGTTGGTATAGCTCTCCTTGCATGGGGGGTTGTGGTAGCGTTTAGAACAGCAAGCAAAGTAGCAAAGCAAGAAAAAGAGTTAACTGAAATACAGAACTGGATTTCTAGAAACGATGAATTAGTAAATCGTAGAATTGATCAGGAAGTTGATCGAGTAAACAAACTACACTCAGACTGTATTTCCTATACAGACTCCAGAGTAGACAAATTAGAACAAAAACTTACGTCAATTAACAATGATGGATGTGAGCCAGTTAAGAAAAAAAAATTAATAAACGGATAAATTAATCCAAAGAACAGTAGTTGTTTTATAAAATAAAAGTTCGTATATTTATAATATATAAAAACACAAAGAAAAAAAATTAAAATATAGTTGGACTGGAATGGAAAAGTTCATATATTTATATATAGAAAGCAAATAAAATGAAAGCAATTCAAAACATACATCAACAACTTAGCACAGCGACAAGAGCATTGAATACGTGGTCGGATTCGTTATGTGGGGATGTCATTTTAGGCTTTGCTGGATATAATAACGAACCGAAACAAGGAGGTACCGGGGTATGATATGATATAGTATAAAATACATATTATAAGTAAGGTACCCGGATCAAAAAAAGATTCGGGTTTTTTATTAAAAAAAAGTTGCTAGAAAGAAAAAAAAATCGTATCTTTAGGTACAGAAATAAAGAATAAGAGTTCATTGACATATTGGATAAAGCATAGGGAAGGCATCCGGCTGGATCAGGAGCCACTCTTGAAAAGTGGTAGCAGGTAATACTGTTGTGGGTTCGAGTCCCACGTCTTCCTCAATATTGGCTTATAGTGTAACGGTTAGCACAAAACACTTTGACTGTTTTAGTCTAGGTTCGAATCCTAGTAAGCCAACAAATAATTGTAAGTAATGAAAGCCTATCCCAACACTTGATCAGTAAGTAGGACGGTTAGTAAAGAAAGCATTATCAGTAAGTAGTGGAGAAATCCATATGGAGAAAACGATGCAAGACATGAGTACAGGGAATCAGCCCGATGGCTTTGCTTACGGAAATTACAGTAGTTTTGAGATGGGCGAATTCTACTTTAAAAAAATAATCCCTTCACCACTGGTAGTAGAGGAGTCCGGTTTATCTCGCTGGCCTTGGACGCTAGAGCACGCAGGTTCGAATCCTGCCTACCAGACGAGAAGAGACTGTTACTAATTCATAGAAGACCACGCGAGTAAGTCCTCGAAGCGTAGAATTAGATTTGCCTTCGAAGCTCATGTGGACGGGCACCGGGCTTTTAACTCGGGGGTAGCTGGTTCGAGGCCAGCCGGGGGTACAAAAGAAGACTGTTACTAATTCATAGAAGGGCTTTTAGACCGAAGCGTAGAATTAGATTTGCCTCGTTGGCGTAATGGTAGCGTATTTGTTTTACATGCAAAGGGCGATAGTTCGATTCTATCACGAGGTACAAAATTCTGGGTAGCAAGTAAAATACCGGCAAGTATTTTCAAGACTATATGGAGTCTATTATGAGTTAGTAATTTGCCGATGAAAGCTTGTTATAGTTTCGTTCTTGGTAGATTGGTGACTACGCTGCCCGTGGAGGGTGGAGAAGCAGGTTCGATTCCTGTAGAATGATCAAATTGGGATGCTTCAGTCACTGGTGTGATAAGCGGTCTGTAAAATCGTTGCTGTAAGAAGCGTGTGGTTCGATTCCACAGTATCCCACAATTGGACCTTTTGTATAGCTGGTGCGTACGCTAGTCTGAAGAACTAGAGGAACAGGTTCGATTCCTGTAGGGTCCACAACCGGGTTTGTCGTATAAAGGTTATTACGGATGACTGTTAATCATCTTATGGAGGTTCGATTCCTCCCAGGCCCGCAATTAAATGCTCGTATAACAGGTAGTGTGGTAGCTCCCCAACCTGAAGTGGGATAACGTGACGGTCAATCGTAAAAGCTCAAGGTACGTAACAAGTAGCAGTTGGTTGGAGTAAGTGACTTATCGAGGTTGGTTCGATTCCAGCTATGAGCACAAAAATAGGTAATTAGCTCAATTGGTTAGAGCACTCGCCTGATACGTGAGAGGTTATAGGTTCGATTCCTATATTACCTACAAAGGGAAAGTAAATCAACTAGGAGTTGAGACCGCTTGCTAAGCGTATCGTGCCTTCGGGCATGGGGTTCGATACCTCTGCTTTCCTCAAAAAAACCTCCTCACCGTCCTCACAACGCATCTAAGGAATGCAGGAGAAGGAAGTACGAACGGGGCCCCGTGGTAAGACACTTTAAAATCAGATAGTACAGCGATAGGGTAAGAGGTTCCCTATCAACTACCGACTTGATCTAGGATCGAGAATATCTCATAAGTATTCTCAGACAAGAGCGTAACTTGTAGTCGGTACAATATGGTGATTGTAGCTGAATTGGTAAAGCGTCTGATTGTGGTTCAGGAGATTGTGGGTTCGAGTCCCATCTTTCACACAAACATATCCCTGTGGTGAAAATGGTAAACACACCAGGCTTAAAACTTGGCGCTCAGGCTTGCTGGTTCGACTCCAGTCAGGGGTACAAAGAGAGAGATGTAGGACTAATTGCCTACCCTGTTGCATAGCAGAAAGTAGCTTAAATAAAGCCTCTCTTATTTGGTCTTATAGTTTAATTGGAAAAACTTATCGCTACGAACGATAGAACGTAGGTTCGACTCCTACTAAGACCTCAACTGCCCGTATAGTTTAATCGGAAGAACTAAACGCTTCTAACGTTTCAGTCCTGGTTCAAGTCCAGGTATGGGTTCAAAAAAATCGTCCCTCATAAGGGTTAAGTAGATGAGGCTAATCTAGGTAGGTTAAGCGATACCCTACAAATGCGTTCCACAGACAAGGTGTCGGTCAGGTCTCCAAAACCTCGACGGCTGGGTTCGATTCCTAGGGTTCGCGCAAATATATTGTTTCATTAAAAAAAGTAAATCATGAGTAAGTATCAAAAAGCACTAGTAGTAGATGCCAGCTTTATCGCAAGATCAGTTATAAGTACAGAAAGAGCTTTCGTGATTTCTTATAAAGGTAATGCTGAAGTAATAGCTGAACATCCAGAAACATTTAATCTGTATAACCCAGAATTAACAATTTATAAACCTTCTATTATTAGAGTATTTACATATGTAAAACATAATATTCAAAAAGTAGCTCTAACAAGAGAGAATATTTATAGAAGAGATAATTACGAATGTGTTTACTGCGGATGTTCAAATCAAAGAACACTAACACTTGACCATGTTATACCTCAATCAAAAGGAGGAAAAGATGCTTGGGATAATTTAGTAACAGCCTGCAGACCATGTAATCATGAGAAAGCAGATTTAACATTAGAGGAATACGGTAAGGAAATTCCAGAACCAAAAAGACCTCACTATTTAATGTTAATGAGAACTATGACACACATACCAAAGGAATGGGAAACTTTTTTATTTTTTTAGTAAAAAAAGTTGCTAGAAAGAAATAAAGTTCATATCTTTAAGTATAAGAAAGAAGATAAAACATCTACTACGTAACGCACGATCGACGACACGTACTGTCTGGCAGGTCAGGCTAGATGTTTAAATTGGTCGGTTGGCCGAATGGTTAGGCGCAGGATTGCAAACTCTGTAACGTTGGTTCGATTCCAACACCGACCTCATTGAAGGTTCGACCCTCTACCAAATGTGTTACACCCACAGATGGACAACGAGAGGGAGCTACCGATTGATAAGTGGCCGCACATGCGGCAAATGCCCGAGTGGTGGAATTGGCAGACACGCTAGACTTAGGATCTAGATATTGAGGGTTCGAGTCCCTCCTTGGGTACAAAATTAGAGTTAGCTTATAAAGGTTAAAGCAGCAGGGGCTAACCTGCAGAACGGATTCATAGCCCGGCTCTAATTAAAATATAAACTATTATGCGTAAAAAGTTAGATAGATGTGCAGATAAGATTGGGAAGCCGAGTTTACGGTGAAAGGCTGCCACTGATGACTCCCAATAGCCTCTAATAGTTTAAATTTGCTTCTGACGCACAAATGGTGGTGCACTGGATTTGTAACCCAGAATAGAGTCGGTTCGATCCCGTCCAGAAGCTCAACTGCGGCTATCGTATAATGGTCATTACTTTAGACTTCCAATCTAAAGATGAGAGTTCGATTCTCTCTAGCCGCTCAAATTGCTGCGTTAGTGAAGGGGTAAACACGTATCACTTTCTATGATAAGGCACGGGTTCGAATCCCGTACGCAGTACAGAGCTCTTTATTCGTATTAGGAGGAATAGCTTAATCAGCTTCTAGATTTGACGACTCGGAAAGACGAGTAACTGGGGCTATAGTGAAATTGGCATCACGATAGATTTGCATTCTGTTATTCCGGGTTCGAATCCCGGTAGCTCCACTATACAGCTGTATAACAGCTGGTGGTTGACAGCTCGGAACAGACGGGCATTTTGGTCTGGAGGTGTTATTGGTAACACGTCGCACTGTCACTGCGAAGATTGCGGGTTCGATCCCCGTGCAGACCGCTTATAAATTGCGTTAAGGTGTAAAGGTTGCATCTAGGTCTCATAAGCCTGGGGGGTGGTTCGAGTCCACGCTACGCTACAAATTGTCCTTTTAGCTCAGCCGGTTAGAGCAGCTCGCTCATAACGAGAAGGTCACAGGTTCGAATCCTGTATAGGACACTAAAGTTTATCCAATATGAGAGCAATTCCCTCATCTCCAATGTAGTACTTGACTAGTTCAAGTATTATGACTCAGAAATTGAGAATTTGGAGAGTAGTTCCAACCAGCATGACTGGTGTTCAGGCTCCCACGTTTTTTGTTGAAACAACAGAGAACGGACGAGAAGAAGCAGAAAAATCTGCAAACCTACAAGCAAGACAGAAATCTCGCTTGGGTAAGTTTAACAATTGGTATTTTGATTTAACAAGAATGAATGTCAGAGTAGACAGACATGGGAGGTATATCAAACATCACCAATAAGAAATATTCGGAGAAAGGTTTGGAAACCTGAACCTTTCTTCTTATATTAGAGTATAAATCAAAATTAAAAAGTTATCATATGAAAAATTCGTTATCTACAAAAGGGTTATCAATGTCTCAAGCACAATCAATCTCAAACTTGTGCAATCAAAGAGCAAAAGAAATTTCTAATAAATTAGCAGATGTTAATAATGTTTCTAAAACATTAGTAATTGGCTCAGAGACCTATACTGAGACTCAGGGTAATCCAATGCCTGCAAATACAGTAGAACTGTTAACAGAAAAAGCAAGACTATCTGCTACACAAGCCTTCTTGATGGAGAACATCAAAGCAAAAGACGAATTAATCAAAGAGATCCAATTTGAGGACTTTGACTATACTATCCTAGCTCCAGAAAGACCTAAAACTGCAACTAAAGAATTACCTTCCTTAATAGATGAGGAATGGGGATGGTCTCAATTGACTACAGCAGAGTATAACGAATACTTAGAAGCAGAAGCTTACGCTTCACATATTGGACAATTTATCCACAAAGGAGGTAAATTAGATAAATTAAGAAGTGAATTACCTACCATTAAGACTTTAGAGTTTATGGAAATCGAAGTAGGAAAGAAAACTCCTATGAAAGTTTCTATTCACCACACCTCAGAAGGGTTACTTGCAATTCACGAAGAGTTAGCTAGTCTTCATAGAAACTATGAGCAAAAAGTTAACTACTTTAAATCTAAAGTAAAGAACTCAGTAACAACTGAAAATGCTCGTATTGCTAATGAAAGAGCAGAAATTCAAGCTGAATTGAATGAGATAAACGGCAAACAGGATGCTGACTACAATGCAGGGTTGGAGAAATGGAGAGCTGATTTTAGAAAAGCTTCTAATGAATTTGAAGCAAAACGTCAAGAAAGAATCAAAGAAGCTGCTAATATGAAGATTGATATTGATTCTAGATTTCAGCCAGTGGTTGATATGTTCTTAAAACAGTTACAATAATTTGGTGCTAAGGAGGTAAGCACAAGCCGATCCTCCAAAGCTTTATGCTGGGATAGTGGAGTTTTAAATATAAAACTATATGATAGCAAATCAACTACATTTAATGGCCAGGTGCCCTTTAACACTCGCTTCCTTACAAACTTTACAAAACTGAGATAGAACTCAACCGTTAGACAGGTCTGCTCGAAAGAGGTAATTGGCTAACAACTTTGAGACTTAGTTCTTGTCCTTGCCTTTGTGGTAAGGAAGGTCTTTGACCTTGATTTTGCATTCGACATCGTCTATATGCTTTACATCCCAGCAACAATTTTTTTAAAAATAATTAACAAAAAGCTTGCTTCGGCAGGCTTTTATTCGTATATTTAGGTATAATTAATAAGACATGAAACTAGTATTAGAAAAAGGACAACAATTGTTCTTTACATCAGACACACATTACTCACATTCAAACATTTGCAGTGCTACTACAAACTGGACTGAGTCTTCAAACTTGACAAGAGAATTCGATTCACTTGCCTCTATGAATAAGACTTTGGTGGATAACATCAACAACATGGTTGGTGAAGATGATATTCTAATTCACTTAGGGGATTTTAGCTTTGGAGGATTTGATAAGATTGAAGAATTCAGAAGTCAAATCAACTGTAAAAACATTCACTTGGTACTTGGAAACCATGATCACCACATTGAAAGAAACAAGGAAGGTATTCAAAGACTATTTTCTTCAGTACAGCAATACTTGAGATTAGAAGTAAGAAGACCAATCAACAAAGCAACAACTGAAAAGTTTACTTTTGTTTGTATGCACTATCCAATTGCGTCATGGCATGATATGAACATCGGAGTAATTCACTTACATGGACACGTTCATTTACCGGCAGATATAAGAGTAGCAGAGGGTAAAGCAATGGATGTTGGAGTAGATGGAAACGGTTTAGAGCCAATTTCATTAGACGAAGTATTATCGTTGATGGAAAAACAGCCAATAAGAAAGTTAGAGTTGCCAAAGGATCATCATGAGAAAAGAATCTAATATAAAATATGGAATAATTTTTACAAGTGCTTTAATTATAGAGATTTGTTCAACATTCTATATTCGCTTTACAGCAGAAGCTAATACAATAGGAATGGTATTTTTTGCTTTTATTGGTCCATTTCTAGCTTTACCGTTTGCAGGTTATATGGTAGAATCTAAATTCTGGAATGAACGTATAAAAATGGCCTTTGCTTTAGCTTTAGGTTACGCCATAGGAGCATTAGTAGTAAATAATATTATAAAAATATAAAATATGAAAACAACACTACTAATAGCCTCAGCAATAAGTACAGGTTTGGCTGTAGGAGCAACATGGACAGGAGAAATTGATAGAGCTACATTCTACTTAGTATGGGCATTTTATTTAAAGTATTTATCTGATAAAAGAGAATAGTATGAAAGAGTTATTTTTATTAAGAGGATTACCTGGAGCAGGTAAATCAACATTTGCAAATTGTATAGGGGGTTCTTGGTATGAAGCAGATCATTTCTTTCTTAATGAGAAAGGAGAATATGAATTCAATGCTTCAAATTTAAAAGCAGCTCATGAATGGTGTAGACAAGTAGTTGAAGAGTCAATGTCAAATTGGAACGGAATAAATCCTGATGAAAAAATTATAGTATCAAATACATTCACTCAGGAATGGGAAATGCAACCATACTATGATCTAGCAGAAAAATACGGATACAGAGTTTATTCTTTAATTGTAGAAAATAGACATGGAGGAGTAAATGAGCATGGAGTCCCAGAAGAAAAATTAGTACAAATGAAAAATAGATTCGAGGTACAGTTATGAAAAAAGAATGCAAACATGACTTCAGAGAATTTTGGAAAATAAATTATCGAGGGACAAGGTTAGTATTGAAAGAAGTTAAATGTATTATGTGTAACAAAATTAAAGAAAATGGAAAATCAAAATAGTGTTTGCTTTGTAGCAACAATCAACGAAATTAAAGCAATCCCAAATGCTGACAACATTGAACAAGTAATTGTTGGAGGATGGAATGCTATCACTAAAAAAGGTGAATTTAAAGAAGGTGACTTAACAGTTATTGCAACTACAGATGCAGTAATTCCAGAAGCATTTTCTGAAAAAATGGGAGTTACTTCTTACCTAAGAAAAGGAGGTAGAGTAAGAACTGTAAAATTAAGAGGAGTTTATTCTGAATGTCTAATCATCCCAACTAAATACATTCCAGGATATGGAGACAGATACCAAGATGGAGATGACATGATGGAAAAATTTGGTATTGTAAAATATGAACCACCAGTTAAACAAATTCAATTGGCTTCAGGTAGAAAGATTAAGTGGAGAGACAATCAAAACTTCCACATCTACTACAAATTCCCGAATCTTAAAAACGTAGCAGGAATGTTCACTGAAGAAGATATGGTTCAAATCACTAGAAAGATTCATGGTACAAATGCTAGATACGGTATTGTAAAGAAAGGTAAGTTATCATTCTGGGATAAAGTAAAAAAATTCTTTAGACTTGCTGATGAGTGGATTGATTATGAATACATTTATGGATCACATAACTGTGAAAAAGGAAGTGACTCACAAGGATTTTACTCAACTGATGTTTGGAGAACAATAGCTGAAAAATATAGTATTAAAGAAAAACTTTGGGACCTATGTGATATTCTTGGAACTTATCATGTAGGTGATGGAATTATTCTTTACGGAGAAATTTATGGAGCCGGTATTCAAAAGAACTATGAATATGGTTTGAAAGATATTGAGTTCGTAGGATTTGATTTAAAAATGGATAACGAATATCTCTCAACAGATTCAGCTCAATATGAAATAATCAATATGTTACACTTACCTCACGTAGAAGTACTTTACACCGGAACTTGGAATCAAGAAGTTCAAGACATGTTTGTATTTAATAACTTCATTGAAGGAACAAAAGTACCACATGAAGGAATTGTAATCAAACATACCTCAGGTGATAGAAAGAAAGTAGCAAAGGTAATCAATCCAGACTATTTGATCTACGGAGAGAAGCATGATGTAGGAGATTCACATTAAAATAATTACTAAAAGAGTTGCTAGTTCAACTCTTTTTTCATATATTTAGGTATAATAATTAAAACAAAAAGGTTATGTACTACAAATTTAATGAAGAAACATTGTTACCGGAAAAAGTTAATGTAAGTAACAAAACATTAACAGGTTTAGGAGCAGCAGTAGGATTAATACTATTATTTGGATTCACATCTAATCCAGCAAATGAGGTACAAAATTTATCTCAAGAAGACAAATTAATAGTAATTAGAGAATATAATGAGTTCTCAGAAGAAAAACTAATTGAAAAGATTACAGAGTTAAATTTTAGATACCCTCACATCATTCTAGCACAAGCTAAATTAGAATCAGGGCATTTTAAATCAACTATCTTTCTAGAGAACAATAACATGTTCGGTATGAAAGAAGCTAAGTTAAGAGCTAATTTAGCAAAAGGTACAAACAGAAATCATGCGTATTACGATTCGTGGCAAGAATCAGTTATCGATTATGCTTTGTATTATTCATCTTACTTAAGAAGTATTAAAACTGAAGGAGAGTATTTTGAATACTTAAGACAGAACTATGCTGAGGATCCAACATACGTTCAAAGATTGAAACAGATTATTAAGAAACAAGATTTAAAAAGTAAATTTTAATATGACACTAAAAGAAAAGTTTTTACCTAGAATGTACTGCTTTATGGGTAGCGGGATGTTATCCAACACATACGATAAAGATGTAGCAGAAGATAATGCTATGGAATGCGAAAAAATAGCAGAAGAATTTGCTGCTGAGTTTGCAATATGGTTAGTAGAAAGAGTGGCAGGAGAGAAAGGACTGGTATTGCAGGATGGTGTATTAGAACGATTCAAAAAAGAAAAAGGATTATGATAGGAGGAGCACAGCCAAAAATATTACTAACTCAAAATGAGCAAGGTACATTTGATCTAGATGAAGCATTTAAGTCCATCTTCGGAAAAGAACTAGAACCAAAATACAAATTAGTTCGAGAAAGAGATCAACTAACTAAAACATCAGTAGGAATAAAATGGTTAGAGTTTGATGAAGAAGGAAGATACAAAGCAGACTTTAAAGACATTGCTGTTGGAAGAAGTTTATTAATGTCTCCATTCGGACCTTCATTCACTTGGCAAACAACACCAGTAACAGAAATTGTAGAACAAAGAGAAGATTATATTAAATTTAATACAGAAAATTCTGTATACGAATTGTTTGTTTTATCAAAATAAATTTCGTATATTTAGATATTAATTTAAAGTAAAGGTTATGAAAAACATACACGTATTACCAACGGAAAATTCAAGTAGATTATCTTACAACAAAGATGGTGTATTAGAATTACACAGACTTCAATGGAGAAAGAATACTCAAAATATCTATATCACTTCTGATGAAGAAATTAAAGAAAGAGAATGGTGTACTGATGGAATTTACCTTATACAAGCAACTCCAAAATTAGTAGATGCTCAAGGATTGTTTGATAGAAGAGATTGGAGAAAAATCATTCTAACAACAGACCAAGAGTTAATCAAAGATGGTGTACAAGCTATTGATGATAAATTCCTAGAATGGTTTGTTAAGAATCAGAGTTGTGAGTTTGTTGAGATTAAACAAGAATTAGGTGTTTGTCTTAATTGTGAATGGAATTATGATAGTTGTCCAAATGCTAAAGAATGTTTAAAGGGTAAATACAAAATCATCATTCCTAAAGAAGAACCTAAACTGCAATGTAAAGACTGTAATGACAATTTAACAGATTGTACTTGTATTGAAAATACTGTTGATATGAATAAAATAAAAATATACCTAGACGACGTAAGAACACCAGTTGATCCAACTTGGAAAGTAGTTAGAAACTATGAACAATTTGTAGATCAAATTACTTATTACGGGTTAGAAAACATTGATATAATTTCATTAGATCATGATTTAGGACCTTCAGCAATGGCTGAATGGCACTCAAACGTGTATCACAACTACGAATTAAATTATGATAACATTGAAGAGAAAACTGGAATGGATTGCACTAAATGGTTGGTCAATCAGTGGCTTGATGGATCTCCTGTTGTTGATGTTGTAATACATTCTGCAAATGCAGTTGGTAGTGCAAATATGATGGGTTACATAAACAACTACAGACACATCCATAGATTACCTCAGAATTGTGTAAGAGTACAAATTGAACATACAGTATAAAAATTATGGAAGATTTTTTTGAAGATTTAAAAAACCAACCAAGACCAAACTTCTTTAGAAGAATATATCTGTGGTGGGAACATGATGGTAAATACTTACATAAAGAAATTAAATGGGGTATTCAAAATCTTATTTACTGGTTTCCAATTATATGGAAAGATAGAAATTGGGACGGGCATTACATTTATGAAGTAATGAAACATAAGTTGAAAGCTCAAGCCAATTATATTGGAAGAAGAGATTTTCATACTCGAGCACAGCAAGATGCTCGTAATATGAGAATATGTGTTAAATTAATTCAAGCATGTCAAGATGAGCCTTATTTAATGGAGTATATGGATTACCATAAGGACAGAGTTTGGTTTACACCTTGTGAGGATCGTGAAGGATCATCTTTATATAATTCAGAAGAGATATGGGAAAATTATGATGAGTTCTTTAAAAAGTATCCTTTAGTCTATAAGAGAGTGTTAAAAGGTGAAGGACCATTTACTTTAGATGATAGAGATGAATCTGAAATAAAAAGAATTATCGCAATGAATATTGCTCATATAAATCACGACAGAGCAAGAAAATTACTGTTTAGAATAATGGAAGAAAATATTGAAGGATGGTGGGATTAATTACTATAGGAATATTTGTGCTAATTGGAATAGTAGCACTATGGGTTAGAGGAATAGATGAAATGCATACAAAACATCCAGACTATAAAGGAGAGGATTTGTTTGGAGAAGATGAACCAAAAAAAGATAAATGATAAAATATTTACTTTTACTATTTACAATATTTAGTTTTAGTCAGGAACATATCCTAATAGGTGATTCGCAAACATACCTACTGGCCAGGCATTCAACTGAAATTAAACAAGTAAAACAGTTATGCCAATCAGGTATAGGTGTTGTTAAATTGAATAGGAAGACACTTAAATACCCTGTATCTCCTGCAGTTAAAAGCGTATGTGTATGCATAGGAGTAAACGATGGATACAAGGACAGAGGTATAGATGTTTTATTAAATACTATTAAGAGAACTTTTCCAAATGCTCGTCTTTTTATCATTCAAGGCTCATGGGGTTGGGGTACAGTAAGAAGAATGAACCAAAGTACTCTAGACAGGTACTACAAACAATTTCCAGGAACAATAATACATCCGGCAATTGGAAAAGGAGATCCACATAAGGGTAAAAAAGTTTATAAAATTATAATGAAAAGTTTGGAAAGCCAAATATAATTTCATATATTTAGGTATAATTTAAAAGCAAAAGATATGATTTGGATTTTATTACTTTACGTTTTACCTCTACTAATATCAATAGTAGGTGTTTATTTTTTAGTTAAAAGAGATGGAGGGGCTGTAAAAGAATTTTTAGAACCACTACCTTATTTACTCATTCCCTTACTTAATATTGCTGCTGTGGTAGTAGGTATATATTTTCTTATTGAGAAATTTCTAGATGAAGATGAATCTTGGCAGAACTTTAAAAACAAAAAACTATAATGAAAATAACATTCATATCAGATACACATACACGGCAAGGACAAATACCATATTCAGATTTACCTGGTGGTGATTTACTAATCCATGCTGGTGATATTATGAACTCAGGATACAATAAGAATGATATCTTTGATTTCTTACACTGGTATGATTCAATTCCAGGCTACGATAAGAAAGTGTTCATAGCAGGTAATCATGATAGAATGTTTCAAAACCATCCTGAAGATGTAAAAGAATGGTTATCTAAATTTCCAAACATAATCTATCTGCAAGACGAGGCATACGAGATATATGACTTAGCAACAGATAAGAGCATTAAGATTTACGGATCACCTTGGCAACCAGAATTCTATTCATGGGCATTTAATTTACAAAGAAACAGTCTTGAATTATCAGGCAAGTGGGAAGCAATTCCTGACAACACAGACATCTTAATCACACACGGCCCGGCTTGGGGTTCTGTTGATACAGTAGAAGGAAGACCTTGGGACAATTTAGGATGTGAATTATTAGCAGAAAGAATTCAGAGATTTAGACCAAAGATCCATGTCTGTGGACATATTCATTCAGGATATGGAGTTGAGACTATTGACGGCATACATTATATAAATGCCTCAGTATTAGACGAAAGATACGAATATACTCAGAAGCCTTGGAATATAGAATGGGATTCTGAAAGTAATATATTATTTGTAAAATAAATAGAAAAAGGCTTGCATATGTGAGTCTTTTTTCTTATCTTTAAGTATTAATTAAAAACAAAAAGGTTATGTTTAGAAGAACTAGAATTAAGATTGCTAAGAAATTTAGACAACAATTAACTCAAGAAGACTTAAGAGGGTATAGAAATATACTTAAATTGCTTTATCATCCTAAAGCAGAAACACCCCTTAAAGATCCAGAGGTAGCTAAATACTTTATTCAAGTACCTTGCCTTCACCTTGATCTGATCATCGATATAGAGAAAGCAGAAATTGTAAATACAAAACAAATCTACCCTCTTAACCTTGATAAGAAAGTAACAGAGCGTGCTGTACAGAGAATCAAAGAAGAAGTATCAAAACAAAGAGCAGACCTTGAAGATACAATCAGAGGTAAAAAACAAAACATATTAGACAATTTATACGTTAAAGTAAAATGGTAAAAACATTATTGACAGTGACGGTGAATGGAAATGAAATTGCATTTATAAAAGATGCAGGACATTATTTCATTCATTGGGGAGAGCAAGGAAAGCCTAGAGCAGTAAAGAAGATAACAACTCCATCTGGAAGAAAGCCTTCACAGAACTCAGCACATAAACAATTTATGGAAGCAGTAGAAGCAACTAGAGTATTAAAATTTAGTAGATTATAATGGCAGCAGAAAGTAACACACCAGTAGATATTGAAATTTGGATTGAGAAAGTAATCAATTCATGTGAGACGCTAGCACATCGTATGAATGCTTATAAATTAGTAAGACTTTATGTAAAAAGATTACAGGACGAAGGAATGCCTTACTACCAATATACCCACATTAGAGATAAGTTTGAAGGCATCTTATGGCATTTAGAAGAAAATATAAAAAACTAAAGTATGGCAGGACTATTTGACATGATGGATATGGCCATCGCAGATGAATTAGGAGTTGATGTAGAAGTATACATTGACATAATTGAAAAATGTACTGAAGAAGAAGCAAACTTTATTATTCTAGCTATTCTAGAAGAAGATACTAACAATATAGAAAAAGCAAAAGAAATGTTTAATAAGTATTTGAATGAATAAACTAGATAAACAATACACAGACTTACTCCAGACAATACTAGAACATGGTGTTGATAAGAAAGATAGAACAGGTACAGGAACAAAATCAATCTTCGGTTATACTATCAGACATAACATGAAGGATGGTTTTCCTTTGCTTACAACTAAGAAAATGCCATTCAAAACAATTGTAACTGAACTGTTATGGTTTTTACAGGGTAGTACTAATATAAAATATTTGGTCGATAATAATTGCCATATTTGGGATGGTGATGCCTTTAAAAATTATGTGAACACATACAAAGGAAACTTTCCAATGGGTATGGAAGAGTTTATTGAAACTATTAAAACAAATGATAAGTTTGCTGAAAGATGGGGTAATTTAGGACCAATCTACGGTAAACAATGGAGAGGTTGGAACTCAATAGATAACTCTGATTTTGATATGAGGATGAATATATATGAAGTAGACCAAATCCGTAGACTTATCGCAGACCTTACCAACAATCCAGACTCAAGACGAATGATGGTTAATGCTTGGAATGTTGGAGAATTAGATCAAATGGTACTTCCACCTTGTCATTATGGATTTCAAGTTTATACAAGAGAGTTGAGTCACGAAGAAAGGTATAATGAATATAATATTAAATTTAAAGATAGATGTACCGCAGATTGTTACACTAAAGAAGATTTTGACAGTAAAGGAATACCAACCAGAGCAATCTCTTTAATGTGGAATCAACGTTCAGTAGATACATTCTTAGGTTTACCATTCAACATTGCTTCTTATGGATTATTATTGATGATGTTAGCAGATGAAGTAAATATGGTTCCTGATCAATTGATTGGTAATTTAGGAGATGTTCATTTGTATTCAAATCATATTGAACAAGCCAAAGAACAAATTGGGAGAGATTTAACTAATGAAGAGAGGTATAATATATGGTTTAGTAACAATTATGAAACGGGTATGGAAAGATTTTTTAACCCAAATGAATTACCTGACTTTGATAATGAATATTACAAACCAACACCAACAAGAACAAGAGAACCTTATCCACTACCAACAGTTCATGTTAGAGATGGAATATATTGTTCATCAATAGAAGATGTATTGTTATTTAATTATCAATCACATCCAGCAATTAAAGCACCTTTAAGCAATTAGAAATGAAAGTACCAAAAGCAAAAGTAAAAAAAATAGTTAAGGAGTATAAAGACGCCACTAGAAAAGAAATCTGGGAAGGAGTAAGAGATAATTTTACTTTTGCCTTTATTGGAGCAACTCTAGTTGTATTCATTGCAACAAGAACAGACATTGCAGTATTACTGGGATATCTAGCATACTATGCCTTTATGGGTAGGCTATTAAACAGGCCTAAATACGTTACAGATTTAGGAAAACTAATAGTATTTCCAATACCTTCAGCACTTGGAGCATTTGTAGGGTATAAGTTGAGCTACTACTTAATACAGTACATATGAATTTTATAATAGGTTTTAGCTTCGGAGTACTGGCACAAGTACTTACATTTGTACAACTACAAGGACAATTCAGATGGGAATGGTTTAAACAACATCCAATGATTATTTCACTAATGGGGGTACCAATTTCCTTTCTTTATATTATGTCTGTAAAGTATATGGTATCGCATTTTGGAGGAGAGTTATGGCCTTCAAGACTGATGGGCTTTTCAATAGGAGCAATAGTATTTAGTTATATGGCACATTTATGGTTTCAAGAACCATTTACTTTGAAGACACTTATATGTCTTGGATTAGCTTTTGCAATAATGATGGTTCAATTATTTTGGAAATGAAAAAACTAGAAACATGTCACCACTGCGGTGAAGAAAAAGAAAATTGTTATCACGGATTTATAACAATGTGCATTCCTGTTCCTGAAATGGAAGCAATGATTGATAAATGGGGAAGAAAAGATTGGTGGAATAATTTAGAAAGAGAAGATCTTACTGAAGAAGAAATGAAAGAACTAGATAACCTATCAATGTACGATCAGATGTTAAGCACTGTTGGAAGAGGAGTTCAATGTGAGGACTGTGGAAAGAAAGAAGCAGAGTTGTACGAAAAATACTATCCAAAAAGTTTGGAGTCTTAAAATAAATTTCGTATATTAAAAACTATGAATAATAAATTTACATTCCACGTATTAGGACTTCCTCATACAATCACTAATAGAGAATTTGTAGCATGTGCTTATACACAAAAAGCTTGGAAATTCTGTAAGATGATGGGAGAGAGAGGGCATACTATATACCATTACGGACATGAGGAGAGCGACGCTCCATATGCGGAAAACGTAACAGTTATTACCAATAAGGTATGGAAAAAGGTATATGGTACTCACGACTATAAATCTAAATTCTTTAAGTACAATGTAGAGGATGAAGCCTATCAAACCTTCTATAAAAATGCTATAGAGGAAATAGGAAAGAGAAAACAGAAGAATGACTTCATACTTCCATTCTGGGGATCAGGAGTACGTCCAGTATGTGATGGACATCCAGATTTAATAACTGTTGAACCAGGAATAGGTTACGCCGGAGGTCATTGGGCCAATTGGAAGGTATTTGAATCTTATGCAATCTATCATGCATACTACGGACTGATGGGAGTGAATTATTGCGATATGAAAAACTATGAAGTAGTAATTCCAAACTATTTTGATCTTTCTGATTTCGAATTTAGCGATAAAAAAGAAGACTACTTCTTATATTTAGGAAGAGTCTTTGATGGAAAAGGAGTTAATATAGCAATCCAGGTTACTGAACACTTAGGTTATAAATTAAAGATAGCAGGACAGATTGACGCTGATGGACCATATAAGGATGGAATCTTTCCTCCTCATGTAGAGTTTGTAGGGTATGCTGGTACTGAGAAGAGAAAAAAGTTAATGAAGAATGCAAAAGGATGCTTCTTACCTTCACAATATGTTGAACCATTTGGAGGAGTGCAAATAGAAAACCTTCTATCAGGAACACCTACCATCACTTCAGACTGGGGAGCATTTGCAGAGAATAATATAAACGGAGTAACTGGCTATAGATGTAGAACGTTTGACGATTATTTAAAAGCAACTATAAAAGTCAATAACGGAGAAATAGATTATAAGACTTGTAGAGAGTATGGAGAAAAGTTCTCATTAGAGAATGTAGCTCCTATGTATGAGAAATATTTTCAAGATGTTATGAACGTATATGAAGGAGATGGATGGTATCAAACAGACATTCCAAAAGTATAAAACTTTAGTAAGTTGGATCATAAAAAGATATTTCTTATATTTATTAACATATAACAACAGTGTCGTAGCACCACTTTAAAAACACACCTTATGGCAACATATTTTAAGAAGCCCTCCATAGAGAGAGCAGAACAATCGGTTATAATGGATAGAGTTCTAGAACAAAAAAAGAAAGAACTTTCACCTGAGGATTTCAAAACCTATACAAACTTTACAACTCAGCAAGAACTACTTGAAGAAGCAGCTAGAAGAAATCTATTAGCAATTCCAGATCCAAAATTACATCAAACAATTTCATTTATTAAATCCGGTATAAGAATACTCGGATACTTCCTACTACCTTTTAATCTTCTAATAGGAGCCGGAGTATTAATTTTAAGTGAAATAGTTGGTATTTACGAAGAATTAGTTTAAATTAGAGTTATGAGACAGGTAAACGATCACGTAAAAGAAGCTTTAGGAATAAAGCCTAAAAAGAGATTTAAGAAAGACTACACAAAAGCATTTGTATGGATCCTACTAGGAGCTATAACAGTTGCTATATGGACAACAATTTACAATTTAATATTTTAACAAATGAAATTTCAATCAACAAAAGTCTTTGATGGATACTCAACAGTATTTCGTCAATGGAGAGCAGAAGGTACTCATTGCAGGTTCCTACACGGTTATGGTATTTCTTTCAAAATTACTTTTGAAGGAGATCTAGACGAAAGAAACTGGGTATGGGACTTTGGAGGAATGAAGAGAGCTAAAAACACTATTGATGGTATGCCTCCTAAAGCATGGATGGACCATATGTTCGACCATACTTACATCATTGCAAAAGATGATCCATTCTTACCAAAAGCATTAGAGATGCACAACGAAGAAATAATCCAACTAAGAATAATTCCAGCTACAGGAGCAGAACAATTCGCTAAATTTATCTATGATAAAGTATCTGAATTTATACAAATAGAAACAGAAGGTAGAGTAAGAGTAGTGAGTGTAGAATTTAAAGAACATAACAAAAACTCAGCGATATATGGAGAGTAAAATTAAACTATCAGAAGAAGAAGCAGAACAATTATTCGGAGAAATTGATAATCAAGGATTTGGATATTGGGTTGAGCATTATGGATATAAAGGAGAAGAAGATCCGGAATTAGTTCAACTATGTAAAGAAGCTAGAGCAGCTATGGAAAAGTTAAGAGAGCATATCGATGCTATTTGGGAACATTACGATATCGGATAGTATGGTAGCAAAACCTAATTTAACAATGGAAGAGTTCCACAAATACTTACAGGATGTAATAGACTCTAAATTAAATCTAAGACAGAAAGTAGTAGCGGTAGAAATGTATATAAAACAAATAACAGGTAGATGAAAAGAATAGAAGATTATAACAAAACACTTCCAATTGTAGAGCTTTATACAGCTGTACAATCAGAAGGAAGTAGAGCAGGCTATCCAACAGTAGTAATCAGAACAACAGGCTGTACTCACAGATGTTGGTTTGGTGAAGGTGGATGGTGTGATTCTTGGTACACAAGTATTCATCCTGAAAAAGGACATATTAGTTTCCAAGACATTATCAACATGTACGATAAGAATCCTCACATCACAGAGATGATGCTAACAGGAGGATCACCAACAATGCATCCAGCATTAGTAAATGAATTAACACATTTTGCACATGAAAGAAATATTTTCATTACAATTGAGACCGAAGGAAGTCATTTTCTTGAAACGGATTACCCAATTAATCTATTATCAATCTCCCCTAAGTTCAGTAATTCTGTCCCTAAGGTTGGCGTACTCACACCTCAAGGAGACGTTACAGATGAAAGAATGATCAAACAGCATAACAAGTTAAGATTAAACTACGATGCAATTTCTAAATCAATCTCGTATCATTCCGATTACCACTTAAAGCCAGTATGGGATGGAGAGGATCAAGAAGCGTTAGCAGAAATTATGGCTTGTATTAAAATGCTAGACATACCTCAAGACAAAGTATGGTTCATGCCAGCTGGAGATTCAAGAGAAGCTTTATTCAAATCATATCCAAAAATGTTTGATTGGGTGAGAGATAATGGTTACAGATTGACTTGGAGACCTCACATCATTGCATTTGAGGACAAAAGAGAAGTGTAGGATGAGACCAGCAACTACAGTAGAAACATTGTACACTCTTCATACACTATGGAGAAAGGGTCAATTACAAACAGCACAGGTAAAGCACTTAATTAAGACTAGCTGCTTCCTAGAACTAACAAGTATAACAAACGGAGGCATCACAGCACAATCACCAGACGGAAAAATTAAATATTCAATTAAATAAAAAATAAAGTTATGACATTAAAAGATCTAATCGATTTAGCAGGAGACAGAGAATTATCAAAAGCATATCCAAAAGCAGATGGCCTTTACATCTGGGACTATAAGTTACAGTTTAACGGTACTAAAAATTTTGAATTAGAGTTAGTACTAATACCAAGCGACTCAGGTAAGACAGGATTTAAAGATAAAGTATCTATCGAAGAATTAGTAAACTACGTACTGGAGTCAACAGATCCAGAAGTATCAGGAGATGAAATTATCTCACAACTACCAATAGTAGACGTGGAAGGAATTACAATTGCAAAGGTATAATATGAAGAAGTTTTTATTATTACTCTTACTTCCGTTAGTAGGGTTTGGACAGTTAAGAGATAGCGTTTATGTAAAGACAGACATCTACGAAGTGATGTATTCAGAGACACTAGAACAACCATTGTGGGTAAAGTACCAAGTACTATGTACAGGTGCTGGAGCATCTAGAAAAGGAATGGATTTTTATACAGATAAAACAATTCATACTTCAGATGCAAAAGATTATGTAAATAATGTTTACGACAAAGGACATTGTGCTCCAGCGGCAGACTTTAACTGCACTAGAGAAATGTTACTTAAAACATTTTCATACTTAAACTGTACCCTACAGAATGAAAGACTGAACAGAGTTCATTGGAGATTATTAGAAGACTATGAAAGACTTCTAGCCTTTTCAGAAGGACCAGTCAATGTAGAAATAAAAATAGTATTTGACAAAGTACCTAAAAGAGTACCTGCAGGTGCAGCTATACCAACAGCTTTCTATAAAATTATCAAAACTAAAAATAAAACACTTGCTTTCTATTTCTTAAATGAAGCACCAAAGAAAGCAACGTTTGTAGATTATCAAGTAAAACTTAACTAGTTATGGCACTAAAAATAGGAAACAAAGTTTATTTAAGCTGGGATGATATTAATATCTTAGTAGAAGATTTATGTCAGACAATAGCTTCATCAGGAGCAGAAATTAAATCGATAACAGGTATTCAAAGAGGAGGGTTAATACCAGCAGTAATGATCTCCCACAAGCTCCATATACCTTTCGTTAGTAGAATAAATAAAGATACTCTTGTTGTAGATGACATTTGTGATACAGGAGAGACGTTAAAAAAGACTATTGGAATGTATACTGCAACGCTTCATTACAAACCAACAGCAATATTTACCCCAGACTTCTATTCAAAAGAAGTAGGAACAGAGTGGATTGTTTACCCTTGGGAAAGAAATGATTCAGAAACTATTCAAGATTATTTGAAAAAATAGTTGCAGGATAGAATAAAAAATGTTATATTAAATAAAACGGAGTCGTAGAACCTCCATAAAAACAATCTTATATGTCAAATAAAAAATTTATCGACGGTACAGAATTAGTACAAGCCGGATTCGCTAATGGAATCTCAACACAATTAGCAAAAAAACAATTAATAGATGGTCCAGAAGCAAGACTAACTGAAGAAGAAAAGCAAGCTATTATCGAGAATGCTGCAGTAGCTTTTGGGCAATTCCTTTCAGCTTTAGGGTGTGATTGGAGTAATGATCCAAATTCATCTGATACTCCTAAGAGAGTTGCAAAAGCATATGTAAATGATTTATGGGCAGGTCGATTTGAACCAATGACTAAGATCACAGCATTCCCTTCTGATGGGTATGACGGAATAGTATTCGAAGGAAACATTCCAATTACTTCAATGTGCTCTCATCATCACCAAACAATCACAGGAAGAGTTCATATCGGATATGTTCCTTCAGCAGATGGAAAAGTAGTTGGACTTTCTAAATTGAATAGAATTGTAGAGCAATTTGCTCGTAGAGGAGCTATCCAAGAACAATTAACAGTTGCAATTCATAATGCAGTAGATAAGATCTGTGAAGGTAATCTAGGAGTAGCAGTTATGATTGAAGCAGGACATAATTGTGTAAGCTGTAGAGGTATTAAGCATCAAGGTGCTTCAATGAAGACAGCAAAATTAACAGGATGTTTCTTAGACGAAGCATCAGCAAGAGCAGAATTTTACGAATTTGTAAAAGGATATAGTTGTAAATAAAAACCAAACATTATGAATTATTGGCAAGTAACTGTGCAATTGGAGCACGAAAATGACCGAGGTCGTATCCAAAGAGTAAAAGAACTTTATTTAGTAGATGCAATTTCAGCAACAGATGCTGAAGCAAAAATCTATAAAGAGTTTGAAGGAGAGTCTAACTTTACAGTAGTAGGAGTTAACCAATCTAAAATCCTAAAAGTAATTGAATAATAAGTTGGCTCTTCGGAGCCAATTTCTTATATTAATAAAAAAGTAAAAAGATATGATTACAGATCCAAAAGTACCTTTTATTGACGAAGTAGAAGAATTTAACGCCGTAATGGGCAAACCTAATAACTATGAACCAACTATCCCCGAAAGAAAAGAATGGGAGTTTGTATACAATTTCATCCTTGAGGAATTGGAAGAATATAGAGCAGCTTGCGAAGCAGGAGACATCGTTGAGGTTCTGGATGCTTTGTGCGATATTACTTATGTTGCCACTGGGAACGGTACTATGTTACATGGCCTTAAGGATAAGATATGGCCAGCATATCAAGAAGTTCAAGCTTCAAATCTATCAAAAGCTTGCCAAACAGAAGAAGACGCTAAAGCAACTGTCATTCAGAGATCGAGTGAGCAAGGTGAGGAGTGTCATTACGAAAAAGTTGGAGAGTATTACGTTGTTTATAGAACAAGAGATAGAAAAGTAATGAAGAATGTAAACTACTTCCGACCAGATCTTTCTCAGTTTTTTACTCAAGAGCAGTTAAGTAAATTTAATAGAAGTAAATAATGCAAGCAGCACTAGACCATTTAGAAAAGCATAAAGTGTTTATTGATACTTTAGGTATAGATATGATTCCTTTATCAGAGGCTTATAAAGCAGTTGAGAAATCTATTGATAGTCAGCTGGCAGAAGTTATGGAAACATTACAGACACAGCTAGGAGGGTTAGTAGAAGATTTAGAAGATATAACACCAGAAAATAATGATTAAGATAGCACACGAATCACCGAAGAGTATATTTAAAGAAGTACAAAAGCATACTGATTACGACTATGCACTTGTTCACTTATTTGAAGAAGATCCAGAATACTTAAAACAGTTTCAAGAAGCTAAAGAAGCAGGTAGAGAAATTATTTTAGATAATTCTATATTTGAATTAGAAGAAGCTTTTGATGCAGAGAAGTTTGCAGGATGGGTATTAGAATTAAAGCCAGATTGGTATATAGTTCCAGATGCTTTAGAAGATGCAAAGAAGACTGTTAAGCAGATGACTGAATGGAATAACAAATATAAAAATCTTCCAGGAAAGAAAATAGGAGTTGTTCAAGGAAAGACTTATAGTCAAATTAAGACTTGTTATGAGTATATGGATAAGATTGCAAATGTAGATATGATTGCAATTTCATTCGACTATTCGTACTATACTAATACTATTTCTCATCCTAACAAGTATGTTAGCTGGATGTTAGGAAGGGTTAAGCTACTAGGAGATCTGTTGAGAGACGGTGTAATAAACGAAGAGAAGAAGCATCACTTATTAGGATGTGGATTACCTCAAGAGTTTTCTTTTTACTCAGATTATAAATGGATCTATTCTTTAGATACTTCTAATCCAGTTGTACATGGTATAAAAGGAATTGAGTATAGAGCAGACGGATTATGGTCAAAAGAGTCTCAAAAGTTATTTGAACTAATCAATTACGTACCAGAAGATACGAATATGATTCTTCAGAACATTCACAAATTCAGATGGTTTGCAAATGGACGCAAAGTATAAAGTAGGAGAGATGGTTATTATTAATCTCGATAATGAGATTATAGATGCTGAAGTATTTGGAATAGTAAATAACACTTCAGGAAAACCTTCGTACAGTTTAAGAGTAAAAGGTAATTTTATCTTTGTAGATGAAAGTAGAATAATAAGTATATCACATGAGTAGGCCTTGGATAGCATTCTTTAGTCAAACAGGATCAGAGATCGTAGAAGTGTCAAAGCTTTTAGGAAGATGGCCTGATATGATAGTAACAAACGAAAGACCAGAACATCTTAGAAAGATTCATCCGGCTTTAGAATCAAAGCATTTAGTCTTTGTAGAGAATAAACCTACAGAAGAAGAATTGTCAATGATACTTGGCCAATATGGAAATCCTTTAGTAACTCTTCATGGATGGTTGAGAATTATGCCTCCATATATCTGTAATCGATTTGAAATCTATAACGGACATCCAGGACTTATAACTGAATATCCAGAACTAAAAGGAAAAGATCCTCAGCAAAAAGCTTTCGACCTAGGATTAGAATCCTCAGGATGTGTTATTCATAGAGTAACAGAAGGAGTTGATGAAGGAGAGATACTCCGTAGTAGAAAAGTTTCTATAAAAGGGTTGGAGATTGGAGAATTATTTCATATATTACATAGTATATCAGTAAGTCTTTGGGTAGACTTCTTAAAAAATTAGTTATGAAAAGAATAGCATTAGTAGGAGCATCATCAGTAGGAAAGACTACTGTATACGAATTATTAAAAGATAGACTTCCAGAGTTTAATTTTATAAACGAATCAACAAGAACGGTTGGTAAATATGGATTTCCTATTAACGAAGATGGAACTTCTGAAACACAGCTTGCTATTTCTTCTTTTCATTTAGAGGCTTTACTACAGCCAGGAGATGTAATACTTGACAGATGTTATTTAGACCTAGTAGTATATTCTACTTATATGGAAAACATTTCTGATAGTACATACAATTATATCTTAGATACTTGGATGAGAGTTAAGGATCAATATACACATTTTATTTATTTCCCTATTGAATTTGCTTCTGTAGATGATGGAGTAAGAAGTGTTAACGAAGGATGGAGAGATGCAATCGATAAGCAATTTGAGAATAACTTAAAAGCAATTAAAGCATTAGGAGGAGATTACTTAACAGTATCAGGAAGTCCTAAACAAAGAGTTGAACAAATATTAAACTATATAAAATAACATGGCAGAATTAAATCAAGCAGAAGTAGTAAAGATTGCCGGAAAGCATCTTGGTAAAGTAGGAGGAGAAGGTTATAAGGATACTTATGATCCAGAATTATTAGTAGAGATTCCTCGTTACTTAAACAGAGAAGCATACGGAATAGACGATAACAACTTACCATTTGTTGGAGGAGATGTTTGGAATGCATACGAAGTATCAGCAATCACTACAAAAGGACTTCCAGTAGTAGGGATGTTGAAAATTTACTATCCAGCAGATTCAAAACTTCACGTAGAGTCTAAATCTATCAAATTGTATTTGAATTCATTCAATATGACTCAAATGGGAGATACAGCAGCAGAGTGTATTGCAATTTTAAAAGATAGAGTAAAGAGAGATTTATCTGAGAAGTTACAAACAAATGTAGAAGTAGAGATGTTTACTTCAGACTTTGGACCAGCATATGCATTTAAAGGATATGCACAATTGGATCAAATAGCTAATCTAGATAATATTGAATTTACTTCTTATCATTCAGATGCTACACAATTGGAAACAGAAGAAGTAGATGATGATTTCGAAATTGGAGTAATCAAAATACAATCAAATCTTTTAAGATCAAATTGTAGAGTAACAAATCAACCAGACTGGGGTGATGTATTTATTCACATTAAACCTAAAGCAGGAGTTGTTCCTAATTTAGAATCATTAGCAAAATATATTGTAAGTCACAGACAAGTAAGTCACTTCCACGAAGAGATTTGTGAAATGGTTTACATGCACTTAAGAGAAGCTTACAATCCAGAAGAATTAATGGTAGCTTGTCTTTACACTCGTAGAGGAGGATTAGATATTAATCCAGTAAGAGCTTCACATAAGGAATTAATCCCAAGCTTCTTTGCAGATGTAAAATGCAGAATGGAAAAAACATTACGCCAATAATGGAAGCTAATTCAAGACAAGAAGAAGTACTTGAGTTGATTGCAAGGAGAGTACCGCCAGGTGATAATTGGAAAGGAGAGTGGTATGGATTTCCTCCTGGAGTAATTGAAGGACTAGTACCAACTCTATCGGCTTATATGAGAGCGACAGAATTTAAAGGAGCTTATAGATTAGAACCTTTAAAAGGAGAGCTCTACGCTATTAAAACACAGACAGTTACTTGGACACCTCCAGAGCCAGAAAAGTTTGACCTTTACGGGGAATATTAATAAAAAAGAGTTGCTTAACCGCAGCTCTTTTCGTATCTTTATATTATATAAATTAAAAAAGGTTATGTATGAAAGTCCATCAAAGTTTTGAAAAGGTTAATACTTTTTCTGCACATGAAGATCCAAACAAGTTAAGATTAGATAACTGGCCTTATAAGTCAAGACAGACTAGAAAAGCTGTATACTTACTTGTACAGAAAGGAAAGGTTATTAAAGTAGGGCAGTCTATAGATTTCTATAGAAGAATGGATAATTACAAGTACAGACAAGGGTATGCTTGTGCAGTACTTACTCCTGTCTTAAATAAAATGATAGTAGATAATGGTTCTGATATAGAACTTTATGTAAGGTTTTATGACCAAGCTCTTACCAGAGTAGACGAATGGGGGGAAGAAGTACTACAAACAGATTGTGTTTTCGCAGCCGAGAAAAAATGGAAAGAGTATTATAGTTCTACAATAATGTTTAAGTAAAATCAGTTATGCAAATAGAAAAAAAATATTACCACGTCGACAGTATTGAAACTGTCAATTTACTTATCGAACATATTAATCAGTCGGAGGTTATTTCCTACGATACTGAGACAACTGGACTAAATGTAAGAAGGGATCAAGTTGTAGGATGGTCTGTATCAGGAGAAGAAGGAATAGGATTCTACCTTCCTACTCAGAAGTGGAATACAGAAACAAATCAATTAGAGGAATGTACTATCGGCGGAAAAGGAGCACATGACATTACTAAAAAGTTACTCCCGCTGCTTAAGGGTAAGAAACTGGTAATGCACAATGCTTCTTTTGACTGCCGTATTACTAAGAACTATTACGGAGTATCTTTATTGGAAGATCTATGGGTAGATACAGCTCTCCTTGTTCATACAGTACAGGAAGAAGGAGCCGGCATGGGAGTATTTGGACTAAAAGCATTAGCAATCTCAATTCAGAAAGAGATAGGTCTGAATGTAGAAGAAGCAGCCAACAAAGAGCAGGTAGAGCTAAAAGAATCTATCAAAGCAAATGGAGGATCAACTACAAAAGATCTTTACGAAATCTTTAAAGCAGATATGGCAATCCTCTCTAAGTATGCTGCTGCCGATACGGATTTAACTTTAAGGGTTTGTAATCACTTCCTAAAAGTTTTAAAAGAAGAAGGACTAGAGAAATTCTTCTTTGAAGAAGAAGTAATGCCTCTTTACAAAGAAGTAACTGTTCCAATGGAAGAGTTAGGAGTAGCTTTAGATCTTCCGTTACTAGAAAAGACTAAAGAAGATATTACAAACGATTTAGAATCGAATAAGAGAATTGTAATCAATAGCATCTTAGCTATTCCAGAAGCAAAAGAATGGGTAGTTGATACAGCACTATATACTTACCCTCCTTCACATAAAGGTAACTGGGCACAGAATTTAATCATGCTTCATTCCCTACCATTAGAAAGAAGTGAGAAGACTGGAAAGTATTCATTAACTAAAAAAGCTATTGAAGAGTTAGAAGAGAGTAACGTAAAACAATTCTTACTGACAGGAGAGTTAGATCTACTAGATGAAATGGAAGTTGTTAGAATCTCTATGTCGATGTGGAAGGAAGAGAATGAAGGAGAGTATTTGAATATTCAGTCTAAGAAACACTTAGGTGAGATTGCATTCAAGTATATGGGAATCAAACCTCTTACTCAGACTAAGAAAGGTCAAGATCAATTCGATATGGATATGTTAGAGGAGTTATCTAAGACATACGAATGGGCAAATAATCTTAGAACGTATAATAAGTTATTGAAGATTAAATCAACTTACATCGATAGATTCCTGGATGGTCAAGAGGATGGAAGATACTACTTCTACTATAAACAAAACGGTACAGTATCAGGACGATATGGTTCAGATGCTCAGCAATTACCAAAGCCTAAAGAAGAAGGAGAAGATACTCCACTACTTGTAAAATATACAAATGTAGTAAGAGAGTTCTTAATTGCAGGAGAAGGAAGAAAGTTAATCGATAATGATTATACTTCTCTAGAACCTCACTGCTTTGCTTCTGTAGCAGGTGATATTAATCTTCAAGAGATCTTTAACAACGGATGGGATTTTTATTCTACTGTTGCCATAAGAACTGAGAAGCTAGATCAAGATAAAGTAAAGTATCCAAATGGTGTTTCACCTGATACTAAATCTCCTATCTTTTTAAAGAAATTAGATCCAGTAAAAAGAAATCAAGCTAAGGCTTATTCATTAGGAATTGCCTACGGAATGGAAGCATATGCATTGGCAAAGACTCTAAACATATCTCAGAAAGAAGCTGATACTCTTGTAGCAGGTTACCTAGATGGTTTTCCTCAATTAAAAGAGTGGAGAGTTAACTCTAGAGAGCAAGTAAAAAGGCTAGGGTATATCCAAAATAAAGTAGGACGAATCAGACACTTACCAAAAGTGAAATTGATCTTTGAAAAGTTTGGAGATCAAGTATTGGATTGGAGATTTAGAAAGAGTCTTGAACAGCAGTACGGAAAAGATCCTGTAATGCAGATGTATAGAGATTATCGAAATGGATTAAACAACTGCTTGAACTACCAGTTACAGTCTTTAGCGGCAGCGGTTGTGAATAGAGCAGCAATTCAGATTAATAGAAAAGCAAAAGAGTTAGGAATAGACGGTAGAGTACAAGCTCAGATTCATGACCAGTTGATCATAAATGTAAGAGAAGATCAAGCAGAAATGTTTATGCCTTACGTTCAAGAGTTGATGGAATTAACAACACAACTACCGGGAGTAACTCTAAAGGCACCACCACAGATAGCAAATAACTTTGCAGAAGGTCATTAGAAGTTGTTTCCTTAGATATTTATTCATATATTATTAAAATAAGTTATTAACCAAATCAAGTTTATGTCACAAGAGTTATCAGCTAACAGCGACAGAGTTATTGTAAAGCCTGTTGAATCAGGAGAAGAAAGATTCGGAAGTATTATCATTCCGGATATGGGAAAAGAAAAGCCAGAAATGGGTGAAGTAGTTTCCGTAGGTCCAGGACGCCAGTCTGAATTTGGACAATTTATTAGAGTAGAAGCCAGTGTAGGAGATGTGGTATTGATTCCTAAGATAGGAACAATCCGTATTGACTTTGAAGGTCAAGAATACTTTATACTTCCAGACAGAGAAATTTTAGCAACAATCAGAAAATCACAAGAGTAGTTATGTCAAAACAAATTAGTTTTTCAAAAGAAGCTAGAGAGAAATTACTATCAGGAGTAAACCAACTAGCAGACGCAGTAGTATGTACATTGGGACCGTCAGGTAGGAATGTATTTATTCAACAACAAGGAGGTAATCCAACCTCAACAAAGGATGGTGTAACAGTAGCCAAAGAAGTAGAATTGGAAGATCCAATTGAGAATACTGGAGCACAAGCTGTAAAACAAGTAGCAATCGAATCAGCTAGATTGGCTGGAGATGGTACTACAACAGCAACATTACTTGCAAGAGAAATTTATAGCCAAGGATTATCTGAGCTACAAAATGCAAATGCAGTAGAAGTAAAAAGAGGAATCGATATTGCCACTAAAGCAGTAGTCGAATACTTAAGAGAGAAGTACTCTAAAGAAGTTACAGAAGAAGAACAAATCAAACAAGTAGCAACAATCTCAGGTAATAATGACCCAGAAGTAGGAAATCTTATTGCAACAGCAATGGATAAAGTTGGTAGAGATGGATTAGTAACTATTGAAGAATCTAAAACAGGAGAGACTTATCTCGAAACTGTAGAGGGTATGCAATTCAACAGAGGATACAAGTCACCTTACTTCGTTACAGATAACAATACTATGACTTCAGTATTGAACAATCCTTTAATCCTTATCACAGATAAAAGAATCCAGCACGTAAAAGAGATGCTTCCTTTATTGGAATCAGTATCACAACAAAATAAAGACTTACTTATCATTGCAGATGATATTGACGGAGAGGCTTTATCGACATTGGTTGTAAATAAGATGAGAGGAATTCTTAGAGTAGTAGCAGTTAAAGCTCCTGAATTTGGAGATAAGAAGAAAGCTATGCTTGAAGACATTGCAGCTCTTACTGGGGGTACAGTTGTATCTGAGGAGAAAGGAATGAAGCTAGACAAATTCGATTTACAGTGGTTTGGTAATTCAAGAAAAGTAACAGTAGGTAAAGATGATACTACCATTGTAGATGGTAAAGGAACTGAAGAAGCTATTGCAGAGAGAATTGAGCAATTAAAAGAACAAATCGAGAATACAGTTTCACCTTACGAGATTGAAATCTTACAAGACAGATTAGCAAAACTTATCGGAGGAGTAGCTATGATTCATGTTGGAGGTCATACAGAGGTTGAAATGAGAGAGAAAAAAGATAGAGTAGATGATGCTCTTCATGCAACTAAAGCAGCTTTACAAGAAGGTATTTTACCTGGAGGAGGAATTGCTTTACTAAATGCTTCTTTCCACTTAACAGAGCATCCATTAGTAGCTCAACATCCAGATCAAGAAAAAGGATTTGACATTATAATCAAAGCACTTCAGAAGCCATTCAAACAGATCTTAGCAAATGCAGGAGAGACTTCAGAAGTAATTGAAGAGAGAGTAAACTACATCTTTGACAATCACAAATGGATTGGATTTAATCCAAGAACAGGGGAGTATGTTGATATGTTAGAGGAAGGTATTATTGATCCAACTAAAGTAACAAGACTAGCTTTAGAGAATGCAGCATCAGTTGCAGGAACAATGTTAATCACAGAGTGTGTTATCACAAGTATAAAACCAAAAGATGAACAAGGAGCAGGAATCGATCCTTCTCAGTTCATGTAATATTAATTAAAAAGAAAAAAAGATGAACAAGCAAGAATTATTCGAACAAATCGATGAATTGTATCAAAGTTTTGTAGCAAGCCATAACGGAACTACTAAAAAATCGCAAGCACAAGCAAGAAAGTCTATCGGAGAGGTTAAGAAATTAATCACAGATTATAGAAAAGCTTCAACAGCAGAGAGCAAGTAAGCAAGGACCGAGAGGGGAGGGGGCGTCAAAACCTCCTCACCGAAGGTGTCACGCGCAAATTTAACAAATAAACAAACATATGACAATTTTAACATCAATTATTTTAGTGTTAGTTATAGTAGCAGGAACAGCATTCCTTGCATACTATATGCAAAGAGGAACAAAGCCCTTAAAAGAATTTAAAATGGACTTTGACAACAACAAAGAAGCTCAAGAGTTAGTAGAGTTATCTAAAGAATTGTACAATAAAGACTTACGTCCTATTGTAGCAAAGAAAGCACCTAAGAAAGACAAAGTAACAGAGCAGGTAGAGTCTATGAAAAAAGTAGTAGAAGCACACGATACTTTGGTAGAAGAGATTAACAAAATATCTCCAGAAGTAACAGCAGTAGTAGAAGCAGCAAAGCCAAAGAAAAAAAGAAAGTACTACCCTAAGAAAAAATAATACGTAAAGTGTATGTCAGACTCAATAAAAAAATATCAAGAGTTACTAGAAGAAGGTAGAACGTTTACCGTTACAGCACATCAGAGAAGTACTATGACCATCATAGAGATACTTCGTGCTTCCGATTGTGCCGGTAATATGAAAACACTTCTAGAGAAAGCAACAGACATATGCAAAAAAAGTCCGAACCTTACCCCGGCCACTGTATTTCAAATTGCAGGTGATGAGGTAAAGGTAGACGAGTTATGTGGTAAAGAAAAACAAGAACAATGGAACAACAACCAAGAATGAATCTATCGATTGATCAAACACTTCCGGTAGAGTGCGAAAAATGTAACCATACATTTTTTGAAGAAGCTCTTCACATTAGAAAGGCAAGTGGAATCCTTACAGGAACAGGTCAAACAACCTACATGCCTATTCCGGTATTTGCGTGCAAGGCCTGCGGCCATGTCAATACTGAGTTCCTTCCAAAGGAATTAAAGCACATGAATATAGGAGAGTAAGAGAGACTTTACTTAAACATCAAAGAGGCCTTGTGCCTCTTTTTTTTGTGCTATTTATTAGAAATTAAACCAGTTACTATGAAAAATTTGTTATTACCAATTAGTTACATCTTAACTAAACTAAATAATTATTTTATGGGATTTTTCAGTATCTTTAAAAAATCAAATGATTACAACGAGAAAGTTGTAATTGGATTCATGTCGTTCATGGTAATGGTAATTGCAATTGCAGTAGACCTTGTAACAGGTTACCTAGGTAAAGCGTTAGAATTAAACGAGTACATCTTTGATGCATTTATGTACATCACATTAGGTTCATTCCTTCCAGATGTATTAGAGAAGTTTGCAGCAATGAAAAACGGAAACAAATCAAATAACGAAGAATAAAAATTAGATTATGAGCTTAAAAAGTTTACAAGAAAAGATCGGAGTAGCTGCAGATGGAGCTTTCGGTCCTGGAACAATGAAAAAAGCAATGGAGTTTTACAAACTAACACCAGTTAGAGCGGCTCACTTCTTTGCACAAACGTCACACGAAACAGGAGGATTTAAAGCATTCTCAGAAAACTTAAACTATTCAGCACAAGGACTTCAAGGTATCTTTGGAAAATACTTTCCTGGTAACTTAGAAGAGTCTTACGCTAGAAATCCTGAAAAGATTGCCAATAGAGTTTACGCATCAAGAATGGGTAACGGAGATGAAAAATCAGGAGATGGTTTTAAATTTAGAGGAAGAGGTGCTCTTCAATTAACTGGTAAAGATAACTACGCAGCATTTGCTAAGTATTTAAACAAACCAGAAATTATGACTAATCCAGATCTAGTAGCAACGACTTATTCTTTTGAATCAGCAATGTTCTTCTTTGACAAAAACAAATTGTGGGAGATATGCGACAAAGGAATTAACGATGCAGCCATATTAGCTCTTACGAAAAGAATTAACGGTGGTACTCACGGGTTAGAAGACAGAAATCAAAAAACTAAAAAGTACTACGAATACGTTAAATAGTAAACTATAAGATGAAGACTTCACTTTTAATTACATTATCATTGACAACAGCATGCGCATTTATAGGTTCATACTTTATGAATCTAACAGCAGAAAACATCGAACAATACCTTTCAGTAGCATTTGTAATATTTGCTGACGGGTTCTTTGGTGTATGGGCTGGAGTTAAAAGAGAAGGATTCAGAACTTATAAAGCATTAAGTGTACTAAGAACATTTGTATTTTGGGTAGTAATGCTTTCAGCTATATTAACAATAGAAAAAGGATTCACTGGAACAGGTTGGTTAAGCGAGACAATTATGGCTCCCTTCCTAGTGTTCCAGTTAATTTCTATTCTAAAAAATGCCTCAATGGTAGGTGTGGTAAAAAACGAATTACTTACTCAGATATTGGATAAGTTAGATAAACACAAAGGAGATAGAGATGTTGCTAAATAAACAAAACATTCTTATATTAATTGTTATTGCACTATTAGGTTATAACATTTTTACTACAAACAGTATTAGAACTGATGTAAAAGGTTACGAAATGAGAATCGACTCAGTACAGACCAAAATAGATTCAGCACAAGTAATTAATAAACAAATCGATGTTAAAATCGATTCAGTAAAAGAAAATGTAGTTTCTATTACAAAAGAAATACATCACATAGATAATACCATAACAATTGTAAAAAAACAAACAGATGAAAAAATTAATACTGTTGATAAGTTTTCTAACGCTGAGCTTGAATTCTTTTTCACAAACAGATACAACCAAGGTAACACTACCAACTAAGGTAGTAAGACTAGCAGCAAAAGATTTAATTAAATATGATGGATGTAAGTTAGAATTAAAACTTACTCAAGATAAAGTAATTAAATTACAAGAAAGAGAAGTACAGAAAGATACTATCATTAATTTTCTAACTGTTAAAGACAAAAACAATCAATTCATTATTGGTCAGAAAGATGTTCAAATTGGAGAATATAAAGGCATGACTGATGATTTAAAGAAAGAATTAAAAAGTCAAAGGAATAAAACCTTCTGGTATAAGGTACTAGCTTTTGTGAGTTTATCCACAACAGTATTTTTTGTAAAATAAATAAATTAAGGCTTGTTTTTACAGGCCTTTTTTCATATATTATAGTTATATAAAAATGTTATTATGAACGATAGAGAAGCAACCTTTACTATTGATAAAGAAGAATTCAAAAAAGAATTAGTCAACCATCCTAAACATTACGGAGGAAAGGATAATCCATACGAAGCCATAAAAGTTATCGAAGCCTGGAACTTAGGATTCTGTTTAGGTAATACCGTTAAGTATATTGCCAGAGCTGGAAAGAAAGATGCTACAGTCCAAGAGCTTGAAAAAGCTTTATGGTATTTGGAAAGAGAAATCAAAAACTTAAAAGATGGCAAAAAAAGTTCTTAAGCAGGTAAGCCTGATAAAAGACTTCTGTAAGCCTGATATAGATTATTCCTTTCAAAAATCAATTTCATATAGTCAAACTCTATCATACAATACTTGCCCGCACCAATGGGCATTAAAGTATGTTAAAGGATTACAAGAGTATAAACCTTCCATTCATACAGTCTTTGGTACAGCAGTACACGAAGTAATGCAGGAATGGTTAACAGAACTCTATGAAGGTACAGTAAAGAAGTCAAATGAAATGGACTTCAAACAGATGTTACAGGAAAAAATCTTTAGTATCTATGCTGAAGAGAAAGAGAAGTATGGAAAACATTTCTCTACCTCTCAAGAGCTTTCTGAGTTTCATAATGATGGAGTTGAAATACTACAATACGTTCGTAAGAAACGCTCTGTTTACTTCGGTACCAAGTACTATAAGCTGGTTGGAGTAGAAATTCCACTAGTACATAAGATAGCTGAGAATGTTTTCTTCAAAGGGTATATCGATATTGTACTTTATGATGAGCAAGATGATAAGTATATTATTTTAGATATCAAAACATCAACCTCAGGATGGAATGACTATGCAAAGAAGGATGATAAGAAGTTAGCACAGTTACTACTCTACAAAGAATTTTTAGCAAGACAATTCGGTATAGATGTTGATAAGGTAGATGTAAAGTACTTTATTGTTAAGAGAAAGGTTCCTGCCAATCCAGAATTTGCAGTAATGGGAAGAAGAGTTCAAGAATTTATTCCTCCTTCAGGAAAGATTAAGAGAGGTCAAGCTACTACAGCACTTTCTAAGTTTATTAACGATGCCTTTGATAGTCATGGACAGTATATTGATAAAGAGTATGACAAGACTCCTTCTAAGTCAAACTGTATGTTTTGTGAATTTAAAGGAACAGAGCATTGCCATGCAGGTGTTTTAGGATAAGGGTATATTTATATATACATATAATTATATAAACAATGAACACTAAAAAATTAACATCGGTTAAAGTAGAAGAAGATCTTCTACAGGAATTTAAAGAGCAATGCGTAAGGCATAAATTTTCTCTACAGAAGCTTGTAGACAGAGCAATTTTTCTCTATCTTACAGAAGAGGGGTTTAAACAAAAGCTTCACACACAGACAAATATTAAATTAAAATAGTTACATGAAAGAAAAATTTCGTTATGTTAAGAAAGAGGATCGTAAAAAGATTCTTTTGTTATGCGATGATATTAGGATGCATTCCGGTATCGCAACTATGGCCAGAGAGATTGTTGTAGGAACAGCTCATCATTTCAACTGGGTTAATCTAGCAGCAGCCATCAATCATCCAGAAGTAGGTAAAGCATTTGATATATCAGCTGAGATAAATAAGTTAAACGGTATAGAAGATGCTGATGTAAAGGTACTCCCTAACAACGGCTATGGTGAAGCAATGCAAATAAGAGGTTTAATCGCTCAAGAAAAACCAGACGCTATTTTCATCTTTACTGATCCAAGATACTGGACTTGGTTGTTTGAAATAGAAAGAGAGATTAGAAATGAAATTCCTTTGATGTACTTAAACATTTGGGATGACTATCCAGCACCTTTGTACAACAGACCTTACTACGAGTCATGTGATTTATTAATGGCAATCTCAAAACAAACTAAAAATATTAATGAAATAGTTTTAGGAGATGCTGTTAAGGGTAAAATAACTAGATACGTACCTCATGGAATAAACCACGAACACTTCTTTCCAATGACCTCAGTAGAGGATATTAAAAACTTAGATGAGTTTAAAAAGAATCTATTTCAAGGAAAAGATATCGAATTCGTAGCATTCTTTAATTCTAGGAACATCAGAAGAAAATCTCCAGGAGATGTAATTCTTTCTTATAGAATGTTCTGTGATTTAATCGGAGAAGAGAAAGCTAAGAAATGTGCTCTTGTAATGCATACACAAGCTGTGGATGAAAATGGTACAGATCTTTATGCAGTAAGAGAAGCTATCTGTGATGACAGTTATGTAAATGTATTCTTCTCACAAGAGAGATTAGACACTCCGCATATGAACTTACTTTATAATATAGCAGATGTTGGAATGCTTATCACTTCTAACGAAGGATGGGGATTATCTCTAACAGAAACTATGATGGCAGGAAAAATGATTATTGCTAACGTAACAGGCGGTATGCAAGATCAGATGAGATTTACAGACGAGAATGGTAAGTGGATTGACTTTACTCCTGACTTCCCTTCTAATCATAGAGGAACATATAAGGAGTGTGGAGAATGGGCAGTCCCTGTATTCCCTTCAAACATTTCAATGGTTGGCTCAGTTCCGACTCCTTATATCTTCGATGATAGATGTAAACCAGAAGACGTAGCAAAAGCTTTAGAAGAAGTTTATAACATGGGTAAAGAGGAAAGAGATAGAAGAGGAGCTTTAGCAAGAGAATGGGTAACATCAGATGAATCAGGAATGTCAGCACGTCAGATGTGTGAGAATGTAATTGATGCAATGGATGAATCATTTGAGAAGTTTGTCCCTAGACCTAGATTTGAACTACATAAAATTACAGACAGACCAAAAAAATACATCACACATAAATTAATATATTAGTTATGAGTAAACCTACATTAGTAGTAAGTTGCCCTATCGATACATATTCAGGATACGGAGCAAGAGCAAGAGACTTTGTACAGTCAATCATTGATACAGACAAGTATGATGTAAAAATATTATCACAAAGATGGGGTAATACTAGATTTGGATATTTAAAAGATCATAAGAATGAATCATTACATTCTAGAGTTATTACACAACTAACACAACAACCAGACATCTGGATACAAATTACTGTACCAAATGAATTCCAAAAGGTCGGTAAGTACAATATAGGAGTAACAGCAGGAATTGAAACAACACTTTGTGATCCTTCTTGGATTCAAGGATGTAACAATATGGACCTAGTAATAGTATCTGCACAACATGCTAAGGAGACTTTCGAGAAAAGTAAGTATAATATACAGGACGAAAGAACTGGACAAGTAACCGGAGTAGTGGAATTAACTACTAGAGTTGAAGTAGTATTTGAAGGAGCAGATGTGGAGAAGTATATGCCATTGGCATTACCAGTTAAACTAGACTTAAATGAAATTCCAGAGATGTTTTGTTTCTTAGTAGTAGGACATTGGCTACCAGGAGTATTAGGAGAGGATAGAAAAAATATTGGATATACTATCAAAGCATTCTTAGAAACATTTAAAAATAAACAAACACCACCAGCCCTTTTATTAAAAGTACAGGCAGGTTCAGGAACATCTATTATGGATAGAGAAGCTGTATTGGATAAAATTGATGAAATAAGAAAGACTGTGAAGGGTAAGTTACCGAACATATACCTTCTACATGGAGAACTATCTGATGGTGAGATGAATGAACTATACAACCACGGTAAGGTAAAAGCAATGATCTCTCTAACAAAAGGAGAAGGATTTGGAAGACCATTACTTGAATTTAGTTTAGTAAATAAACCAATTATAGTATCAGGATGGTCAGGGCATACAGACTTCCTAGATAATAAGTTCACAAAACAGATAGGAGGACAACTTACAAACGTACATCCATCAGCTGCAATTGATAAGATGATCTTAAGAGAGAGTCAATGGTTTACACCAGACGATATACTAGTAGGTAAGGCATTAAAAGATGTCTTTGATGACTATAAAGCCTATAAAGAATTAGCTAAAAGACAAGGGCATAGAAGTAGAACTGAGTTCTCCTACGATAAGATGAGAGAGACGTTGGATAATCTTCTAACACAGTCTATTCCTGAATTCCCTAAACAAGTTGAATTAAAGCTACCTACGCTTAAGAAAATAGAATTACCTAAATTGAAAAAATTATAATGGAAGAAAAAATGTCAATCTGTCCACATTGTGGAGGAAATGCTTGCTATGAACAAGCAGTAACAGAAGAAGTAACAACAAGCTTTTGCTTTGGTTGTGGATATTCAACTTCGACTCTAATGGTTGAAGGAGGAGAATTAGTTAATAAGACTTTAGAAGCATCACCAGAACTGTATAAAGACCTTATGTTCGTTGATGAGAATAAGAAAGTATGGTTCCCTTCCACAGTTACTCTTCCTGAGAAAGGAATGGTATTCCTAGATGGAAATTCAAAAGATAATTGGAGATGGGCTGCAGTAAACTCTATAGAGATCTTAGAAGAAGAAAAAGCTAAGTTCCCAAAAGGTCAAACAACTAAAATGGATATGAAAAATATCAAACATTTTGAGAAAGAAGACTTTATGGAAGCATTAGATGCTATCAACTTCTTTGATGTAGAAGTTGCAGATAAAGAATAAATTTCATATATTTAAGTATGAAAATAAGTTATGCAATAACAGTTTGTAACGAATTGGAGGAAGTGAAAAGACTAGTCAACTTCCTTCATTCAAACAAACGAGAACAAGACGAGATAGTAGTACTAGCAGATAGTCCTAAAATGTCTCAAGAGTTACAAGATCAGTTATATAGATTTTCTTCTGCAAATTGGATTAAGTTAATCGAAAGTCAATTTGAAGGACACTTTGCCGATTGGAAGAATAAATTCTTTAAAGTATGCTCAGGAGATTATATCTTTCAGATAGATGCTGATGAGATTCCTCATATCAATTTAATACAAAACCTTCCTACAATGTTGAGCACTAACGATGTTGATATGGTTAGAGTTCCTAGAGTAAATACCGTAGAGGGTTTAACTCAAGAGCATATTCAGAAATGGGGATGGCATGTAAATGAAAAAGGATGGGTGAACTGGGCTGATTGGCAAATGAGAATCTATAAAAATGCTCCTCACATTAGATGGAAAAATAAAGTACACGAAGTATTAGAAGGATTTAAAATACATGGTATGCTTCCAGTAGAAGAGGAATGGGCTTTGTACCATCCAAAGACAATTGACAGACAAGAAAGGCAGAATAATTATTACAACACTTTATAAACCAGTTATGGATAGTATTTTAAATTTAGTACAAGAGTACATTACAAAAAAGGATAGCGAGAAGAAATGGGTAGCAGGAGAGGACTTAGTCCAATATGCTGGACCTTATTTTGATGGACAAGAAGCACAAGCAGTTGTTAGAACTATGCTAGAAGGATGGCTGGTTCTAGGAAAAGAAGGAGCAATGTTCGAAAGAAAGTTTCCTAAGAAGCTAGGACAAAAGACCGGAGTTATTGTTAATAGCGGTTCAAGTGCTAATCTACTAATGATGTTAGCTTTAACATCAAAAAGAGGAATGAACTTACCAAAAGGTACTAAAGTTATTACTCCAATAGCAGGGTTCCCTGCAACACTTAGTCCTGCCATTCAGGTAGGCTTTACACCAATCTTTGTTGATATTGAATTAGAATCTCTTAACCTAGATTTAGATCAAGTAGAGCAAGCATGTATTGATCATCCAGATGCAAAGGTAATTACATTTGCTCACGTATTAGGTAATCCACCTAACATGGATCGATTAATGGAAATTGTAAATAAATACAATTTGATCTTATTAGAAGACTGCTGTGATGCTTTAGGAACAACCTATGACGGTAAGATGTTAGGATCATTTGGTAAAATGGCTTCATGTTCATTCTACCCAGCACATCACATTACAATGGGTGAAGGAGGATTTGTAGCTTGTCAAGATGCTCAAACAGAAAAGATCTTAAGAAGTTTTAGAGACTGGGGTAGAGGATGTTACTGTCAAGGTAAAGCAAATGCTTTAGAATGTGGTTCATGCGGTATTAGATTTAGCAATTGGTTACCAAGTCTACCTAATGAGATATTTGATCACAAATATACTTACGAAGAGATTGGGTACAATCTAAAACCAACTGAGTTACAAGCAGCAATGGGTAATGTTCAGTTAGGTAAGTTAGAAGAGATTGGAGTACTAAGAAGAAGAAATCATAAAGCAATTGTCGATATCTTTAAGAAGTATGAAGATAAATTTATCCTTCCTAAAGCTACAGCTAAATCAGATCCAGATTGGTTTGCAGTTGCATTGACATTAAGAGACGGAGTAGGGTTTACAAGATCAGAGTTCTGTCAATTCTTAGAGAAGCATAAGATTCAAACAAGACCTTACTTTGCAGGTAACATAATGCTTCAACCAGGATACTCTCATTTGATTGATTCAAAAGAAGTAATTGAAAAATATCCAGTATCAAGAAAAGTAACAACAGATACTTTCTTCTTAGGATGTTCTCCAATCATTACACTAGAGCAAATAGAATACATTGGAACAATTGTAGATAAATTTTTTGATTAAATGAAAGTAGTTTATGTAACAGGGTGCTTAGGGTTTATAGGATCCTATATAACAAGAGCATGTCTTAATAAAGGATGGTATGTTAAGGGAGTTGATAAAGGAACCTATGCAGCTAATAAAACTCTACTAAAAGATTTCAAAGAGTACAGTAACTTTTCTTTTGTAGATTGTGATATAAATGATTTAAAGTTCTTATACGATTGCGATTATATTATCAATACAGCAGCTGAAACTCATGTAGGTAATTCAATTGCTAATTCAGATGATTTTGTATCTTCAAATATAAACGGAGTTCATAACCTATTAGAGTTAATTAAGAACCACAGAGGAGAGAACGTATCTAAACCTATACTCCTTCACTTCAGTACAGACGAAGTATATGGAGATATTGAAGAGGGAGAGCATATCGAAACAGATCTACTTAAACCTTCTAATCCATATTCAGCTACTAAAGCAGCAGCAGATATGTTAGTAACGGCATGGGGTAGGACTTATAATCTTCCATATGTAATAGTTCGACCAACAAACAATTACGGAATAGGGCAATATGTTGAGAAGTTAATTCCTAAAGCTTTGAAGTACTTAAAACTAGGAAAAAAGATTCCTCTACATAATGGAGGTACTCCAATAAGGACTTGGCTTCATGCTCAGGATACTGCCAAGGCAGTTATAACAATTATTGAATCAGGAGTACAGAATGAAATCTTTAATATTTGTGGAGGATTTGAACAAAGTAATTTGGATACTATCAAAAAAGTTCTTACATTGTATAATAAGGATCAGGTTTACATACTAGAAGACTTTATAGACTTCTCATGTAATAGACAAGGACAGGATGTTAGGTATGCTTTGAATGATGATAAGCTAAGAGCATTAGGATGGAAGCCTCAAATTAACTTTGATACTGAATTAAAGTATATTGTAGAAAATAGTAGAGAAAAATTTATCTGGTAAATATGAACACAAGAGAATCAAAATGCGTAAAAATCCTAGCTGACCTTATCGATAACGAAGGGTTAGTAGGTATTAAAACTAGTTTCGAAGATGAAGGTGCTACCTTTAACGAAACAGTTAGGCTTAAGCAAGTATGTAATGAAGCTAATACTAAAGTTACATTAAAGATCGGAGGTCCAGAAGCAATTAGAGATTTAAAAGACTCTACTGTTATTGGAGTAAAAGGAATTGTAGCCCCTATGGTTGAGTCTGAATTTGGATTAGTGAAGTTCTTACAAGCCACCAAAGCTCATATCTCAGAAGATGTTCTAAGTACCTTACAATTAAACGTAAACCTAGAGACAATTACTGCTATGAATAATTCAGATAAGATATTATCTATTCCTGAGATTCAAGACTTATACGGAGTAACTGTAGGTAGAGTTGACTTAGTATCGTCAATGGGTAAGGATAGGTCTTATGTAAACAGTGAAGAGGTTTATAAACTTGCAAAACAAGTATTTACTAAAGCAAAAGCTAATGGACTAAAAGCTTGTTTAGGAGGAGCTGTATCTATTGAGTCATTAGACTTCCTTAAAAAATTACACTCAGAAGGGTTACTAGACAAATTTGAAACTAGATACTGTATCTTTGATCCTTCAATAGCGTTAAAGAACTTATCAAGAGCTTTATCAAAAGCTCAGATGTTTGAATATGAATGGATGACAAGTAAGCATGAATACTATACAGCTTTAGCAAATCAAGATATCAAACGAATCAAAATGATTCAAGACCGTATTAATCAATCTATAACCTCTAAATAATGAATTACAGTAATAAAGTTTTATCAGAAGAGTCAAATACTGTAGCAGTAGATTTTGACGGAGTTATACATAGCCATGAATTAGGATTTCACGATGGAACTATTTACGGAACTCCTATAGAAGGTTCTTTAGAAGCTTTAAAAACTCTAGCAAGCAAGTATAAGATTGTACTCTATACTGCTAAAGCAAAAGCAGATAGGCCTTTAATAAATGGTAAGACAGGTATAGAATTAGTTTGGCTTTGGCTTGCAAAGTATAATATGGATAGTTATATTGCTGAGGTTACAGCAGAGAAGCCTAGAGCAATCTGCTATGTAGATGATAAAGCAATTAGATTTTTAAATTGGGAACAATCCCTAAAAGATATAGCACTTTTCGCAAATGAAAGTATCTGATATAGTAATACAATTTTTAGAATCTAAAAAGATCAAACATGTATTTACAGTTTCAGGAGGAGGTTGTATACATCTAATAGACTCTTTAGGTAAGGCAGAAAATCTAGACTACGTATGTGTTCATCATGAGCAATCTGCTGCAATGGCTGCTGAAGGTTATGCAAGGTTGAAACAAGATGTAGGAGCTTGTATTGTTACAACAGGACCAGGAGGAACTAATACACTGACAGGCGTATTAGGATGTTGGTTAGATAGCATACCTACCCTATTCATATCAGGGCAAGTATCTCTATCCCAGACAGTAGGTAAGAGCGGTTGTAGACAAATAGGAGATCAAGAATTTGATATAGTATCAGCAGTTACTCCTATGACTAAGTATGCTACAATGATTACAGATAAGAGAGATATCTTATTTGAATTAGAAAAAGCATACAGTATAGCAGTAGGAGGTAGGCCAGGTCCAGTATGGATAGATATTCCTTTGGATATACAAGGAGCTGAAGTAGCAGAGGAAGACTTAAAGCCTACAGAAGCATCTCAGACAGAGAGTTTAATACCGGAGGAAGAAATTAATACATTCCTAGAGCATATTAAGCAAGCAAAAAAGCCATTATTCTTAGTTGGAAATGGAATAAGACTTTCAAATAGTTTTGATCTCTTCGATAAGATATTAAAAGAAACTAACATACCGGTAATCTCCGGAGTACATTCAGGAGTGGATTGTATAGATAATACTTACGAATACTATGCAGGACGTATTGGAATCTTAGGACAAATAACTTCTAATACGATTGTACAACAAGCAGACCTTATTATAGTACTAGGAAGTAGGTTGAGTGTAAAGATGACAGGGTATAATACACCTCAATTTGCTCCAAATGCTAAAAAGATCTTTATTGATATTGATAAGTATGAATCTAATAAGCATACTTTTAATATAGAGCAAAAGATACTAGGAGACATTAATACGTTCTTAAAACAAATAGAAGGAAAAGTACTTACCAATCCAGATATCTCAGTATGGCAAAACTATATTAAGGGTACAAGATCTACACAGAAGTATTTCTATGATAAGCATATTAATATGAAGGACTATGCCAGTGCATATTACTTTACGGATAGGTTAAAAGAGTTTGATAACGGAGCACCAATTATAACCAGTAATGGATCTGCACATGTAGTAACACTACAGACCTACCAACTAAAGCAAGGTCAGAGGTTATTTACAAATGTAGGCTGTGCGAGTATGGGGTATGGGCTTCCTGCTGCAATAGGAGCAGCATTTGCAAGCCCTGGACAAGACATCACATGCATAGAAGGAGATGGAAGCTTACAGATGAACATTCAAGAGTTACAGACCTTAGTGCATCACAAAGTGCCAGTTAAGTTATTTGTAATAAACAACGATGGGTACCTATCTATTAAGATAACTCAGCAAGCTTTCTTCAACGGTACACAAGTTGCATCAGGTAAAGAGAGTGGAATAAGCTTCCCAGACTTAGAAAAGATATGTAAAGCTTACGGACTACCCTACATAGGTATAAGATCTAATAGCGAGTATGATAGTAAGATACCACAAGTTTACTCTACAGAAGGTCCAGTTGTATGCGAACTATTTACATATCCATATGAAATTCACGAACCAAAGGTTGTGCATAAAGGAATAGACTCTGAAGGTAGAATAATACCAGGAGAATTAACTGACATGCATATCTCAGATGTATTTAATTTATAGATGAAAATATTAATCACAGGAGGAAACGGATACATAGCAAAGAGTATTGCTAATAGGCTTTGGGAGAAGTATCATATAATAGCTCCTGGAAGAGAAGAACTGGATTTATTTGATTCTAAATCTGTAGATACTTTTTTTGAAGGAAAATATTTTGATGTTGTAATACATACTGCAACACTAGGAGGAAATAGATTGAAAGAAGAAGATGAGACTGTTAGCTTCTATAACTTGATTATGTTCTATAATTTAATCAGAAAAAAAGAACAGTTTAACAAATTAATATCATTTGGTTCAGGAGCTGAATATAGAACAGAATATACTCCATATGGCTTTAGTAAGAAGATAATAAATAAGCTTATACACAAGTATGATAGTTTTTACAACTTAAGAATATATGCTGTGTTTGATGAAAAAGAAAAAGATACACGCTTTATTAAATCTAACATACAACGCTATCTAAATAATGATCCAATAGTTATACATCAAGATAAGTTAATGGACTTTATTTATATGCCTGATCTAATCTCTATAATTGAGTATTATATCGTAGGAAAAGATCTTCTGAAAGAAGTAGATTGTATATATGATGATACTGTCTCGTTAAGTAATATAGCTCAGCAAATAAATAACTTATCAATAAATAAAGTACCAATCAATATACAAGATCCTTTACCAGGACAGAATTACATAGGAATTTATAACGAGCTTCCAATAGCTTTCGTAGGATTAAAACAAGGAATTATTAACACTTATATACAATTAGAAAAAAATGGAATTATTTTTAAAAACAAACAGCAATAACCCTTACCACAGCCCGGAGAAATCTTTATCAGAATTAGCAAATCAATTTGAAACAGATAAAGGAACATCCGATTCAGTAAATTTATCATGGGGAACAGAATACGCCACACATAGAAGTTGGCATTATTCAACTACTTATGAAAAATATATGAACAGTAGTAAAAACGATTCTATCAGTATGCTTGAAATAGGTGTTTGTGATAAGAGATTTCCTTATGCATCTATTAAGATGTGGAAAAGTTATTTTAAAGACTTAGATCTATATGCTGTAGATAACTTCTGGGGGCATAAAATAGGAGATAAGTTAGAGGATATTACTAAACTAAACAGTGAAGGTGTTAATTTTATTTATGCTGATCAAGGAAGCTTTGATGATTGGAATGAGTTAAATGAATTATTTCCTAATAGATTTGATTTTGTAGTTGAAGACGGAAGCCACTGGCCTAATCATATGATGGTGAGTCTTTGGAAAGCTATAGGAGTGTTAAAATCAGGAGGGTACTACTTTATGGAAGATATACAAAATCCACTTAAGTCAAGAGGATGGTTTAAATACGATAATGCATTAATCGCAGAAGAATTTCTACAGACTTTATCTACAGGAGAATTATACTCAAGCTTCTTAAATGACCAACAGAACAAAGATATTCAAGATAACTTTGAATTAGTAGAGATAGTATTAGATCCTTCACAAATAAATTACTTAGCGGTTTTAAGAAAAAAGTAATATGAAATCAATTACGTTTTGCATAGCTTCAGCTAACAACGAAAGAGAGTATACAAAACTATTACTGAATTCTTTAATAGATCATACTACTATAGACAAACATGAAGTATTAATCTTTATAGATTCAGACAATCAAAATACATACGAAGCACTTAATGAGTACAAAAGCTCTATAAGTAACTTACGTATATGTAAAAATCCTAACCCCTACCCTGTAGGGGGGCAAAGGAACATATCAGTAATGTTTGATGCAGCTAAGAATGATCTAGTATGTTACTTACAATCAGACATGGTAGTAGGTAAGGACTTTGATAAACATATATTAGAAAATCTAACATCGGAGAAGAGAGTATTGTCGATGGCTAGAATAGAACCTCCACTTCATCCAGGCTCTCCAGAAAAGATTGTAAAAGACTTTGGAATTACTCCTGAAGAATTTGACTATGAAGCTTTTAATTTATTTGTAGATGAGTTACAAAAAGAGAATAGACCTACCATGGTTGGACACTTTGCTCCATTTGCTGTATATAAAAAGACATGGTTTGATATACTAGGAGGCTTTGACACACAATTCAGATGCTCTAGAGAAGACTCTGATACTATTATTAGAATGGAGCTTTGTGATTTAGAAATGGTACAGACTTGGAATGCTTGTGTATACCATTTTACTTGCGTATCAAGTAGAGGTACAGATTGGTATAAAACTAATGCAGATGCAGCGTATAAGAATGAATTACAGCAGCAAGCAGACATGCAAGAGTTAAAGAGATTTATCCGTAAGTGGGGATTCTTTGGACATCATCCACAACCTGTCTATAATATAGCATTTAAGGTAGAGATAGATAGAATGGTTAATTTTGAATTACTTCAATGGTTAGAGCCTTATTGTAAGAAAATGTACCTAACAGATAGTCAAGTTGCAGAGGAACTTAAAAATAGGATAGAGTTTGAAGCACACTACTACAGTAATCTTCGATGGAAGTATACTAAAGAGTATTGGGAATCTGTAAAGGAGTTTTTTAATCCTACAGACTTTAACACAAGGATAGTAACTACAGATATAGACTCAGAAATAGAAGAAGATATTGTAATTTCTTTTAAGTATTCAGAACTAAAAGAGAGTTTTAATGCAGAGTTAAGGAATTTAATAGAAAATATACATACTGTTGTAGATCAAAACGAAGAAGGTGTTTTTAGTTACGGACCTTTTACATTTGATATAAAGAAGAAAGAGAATATAATGCAGACATATAAAAAACAGTTAACCACAGATGCACTAATAGCTTCACAGAAGTTTATATTTGCATAGTAATAACTATTTATAATAAAAACATATGAGCTTAATCAACGAAATAAAAGAGATGTTATCTGAAGTAACAAAAGTAAATTTCAAAGGAAATAAATTTGTACTTAAGATAGATGTAAACGAAGATCCAAATAAGAAAGGAATCAAAGTACAATTCCTTCCAACTACCTTTGCAGGGATGTCTAAGCAACAACAAGACGACATCGCTATGGAGTTAGGAGCTAAACTGAATCAAGGACTATCACAACTAGGCTTAGCAGTTGAGAGAGACAGAGAACTAAAGGATAAGACGATTATAGGTTTCTTTATCTATATCGAATATCTAGATAAGATTATTATCAATGCTTTAAATCAAGCAGCACAATCAAGTAACGACTAAATAAATTAATTATGCCACAGTTTTGTTTTTATTCAAAAAATAATCCTTCACAAGAACCAATAGGAGTATTGCATGCAGCAAGTAGAGAAGAAGCAGTAAAATTCTTCTCATTATCAAAACAGTTACCAGTTAACGATTTTCTAACAATTTTTGAAGTAAAGAACTACACGTATGGTACACAAGAAGGACTTAAGGAAAACACTAAACAGCTTCTTAAAGGCTAGTATTAGTATAAAGGAAAAGGATATGGCTAGAGAGGTAATCGAAAAGAAACTCTTCATAGAAAACATTATCCTTTTAAGAGAGATAGAGGATAGGAGAGACTTCATGGAAGAAGAGATCGGAGTAGATATGTCTATCTACGAAGAGAAGTTCCTACAAATAATAGAAAATCTATTTAAGATACACTTCAGCAAAGAACAATTTGCATTAATACAGTATTATTTATATCAAGTACCTACCATAGACAATTGGGATGGAAAGATAGATCTCTCAGACGGAAAGAAAATGATTACAGTTGACTTTGAAACACCTGAGCAGGTTTGGAATGTAATAACTAGCTTAAAAGAAGTTAAAAAATAGTTGCCTAAGAAGACTATTGTTCTTATATTTAGGTATAATTAATAAACAAAAACGGTTATGAATTTAGAAATGATTCCTTGTACAAGATGTGGCAATGATATGCCAAAGCTCCGATTAGAAAAATACGGATACGATTTCTGTGTTAACTGCTCAGATGTAAAGCCTAAGGTAGGACGTATTAGAGTAGTAGGAGAAGGAGACTATACAGTAACAGAGCTTGATATCTTAGATCAGGATACTGCTAGAAGACTTCAAGAGATGGAGAACACTGCAAGAGGAGTTAGAAATGTTCCATTAGAGATCTTAAACTATGACGAAGATGAAGTAACAGATGATGCTAAAGCATTAGATGCTGTTATTGAAAAGGCCTTAGACGATGAATTAGAAGTCGAAGAGGTAGAAGAAGACTTAGAAGATCTAGAGGATGTAGAAGATGTAGACCTAGAAGACGAAGACGACGATTAATGCCTCCAGCTAAATTTATATCCAAAGATGATTGCTTAAGAGCAATGGCCAATACTAGAAGTAATAGAGGAGCAGCTCGATTTCTTCGTTGTAGCTTTGTCCATTACAAAAAGTATGCTAAGACTTATGTGAATGAAGAAGGAATATCTCTATGGGAGGTTCATAAGAATCCAGCCGGTATAGGTATTCCTAAATATCTTCCTAACAAAGGAAAGCAAGCACCTCTTAAAGAATTAATAGAAGGGAAGATATCAGTTGCTTCTTTTGAGCCAGCCAAGATCAAACAGAGATTAATCTTTGAAGGGTACTTGAAAGAGGAATGTAGTCGATGTGGCTTTCATGAAGAGAGGGTAACAGATCATAAAATACCTTTGATACTTCAATTCAAGGATAAGAATAAAGTCAACTATGAGCTTACCAATATAGAACTTATGTGTTACAATTGTTCTTTTCTGTACTCGGTATCACCTATTACCGACAAGCAAGTAGCAGCAGCAGAGGATTCTGTAGACAGACAAGTAAGAGATTTTGATTGGGAGGTAGATGATGCTATGAAAGAGCATTTAGAATCATTAGGACTTTGGAAAGAAGAACCTACAGATGGTTCACAATACATCTCAGAAAACTTTAAGAGGAATGAAAAAGAAGACTAAGCCTACTAGAGAAAGAATTGTAGCCAATCAATTAGTAAAACAATCAGAGCAGAATGAAAAGCTGAGAGAGAAAACAATTAATAATTCTTTTTGGAAATTGTTTGGAAAATAGTTGCTAGTACGAATCTTTATTCATATATTTAGGTATAAATAAAAAGATAAAGGTTATGGGAGAAAAGACTGGTAATACCGCAAAATTAGTATACGATTTTAATACTTCAGGAGTATGTGAGGTTTGTATAAAAGGTAATTGGTACCGTACTACAGCTAGAGAATTCAGATCATTTGATGGAAAGAGAAGAATAACTGAGCCTATCAAACAGCCAGGCTTAGGAGATAGTATGTTCAATGTTCCTATGCATACATATGATTATAATGGTCCAGTCTATATTGTACAATCAAACGTAGAGGTAATCAGAATGGATACAGAGACAATTGTAACTAATCCAGAGATGCCGGTTAATCAAAAATCAGAAGCAAATAGTAATCGTATATGAGAAAATTAGAAATAGAATCTTTAGAAGAATTAGAAGCAATCTTTAGAGAAAGATCAGTCGATATGACAAATAACATTCGAGAAGGTATTGAGGAAGCTATGAAGGCTAAGAAGAAGACAGCTATACTATTTGAGATCTTTATGGAAGGAATGGATACTTCTTTTGAGATATCACTCTCAAAAAAAGAATGGATTATTGCTTTAGAGAATTGCTTGAAGCATTACAGCGAATGGGAGATGGGAGATGAAGCCATTGACACTTATTTACTAATCAAAGAATTGAAAGCATGACAAAGCCCTATGTAAAAGTATTTGTATGTGAGTTGACTGGAATCAAGACAACCTATACATACAACAGTGAAAGTATTGTAAGCGGCATAGTAAAAGCAGAGTTCGAATATCCTAAAGAATACTTGGATGAATTCAATAAAAAGGAAAAATATCAAAAGAATCTTCCGAAAACAAAACAAATGTTCTTAAATCCTAAGACAGGTAAGGAAGTAAGTTACTATAGAGCTAAAGCATTAGGATTAGTAAAATAATTTAAAAAAAGTTACTAAAAAAGTTGCCTACCAAAGATATAGTTCATATATTTAGGTATGTTAATCAATTAAAAACAATAAGTTATGTTATCAAAATTCACTACAGGTTTAGATTCTTACCTTTCAAAAGATCAAGTAAAAGCTTTAGCACCAGTAGCATTCGCTACAGCACCGACAAGTACTAAAGTAAGTGGTAAATATTTACATGTTAATACTGAGACTATCATCGATGACTTAGAGAAGTTAGGATGGAAGCCAGTAACTGCCTCTCAAAGAAAATCTAGAGGTAAAGATACAATCTTCTCAAAACATATGGTATCATTTCAAAATCCAGATCTTATGATCAAAGGTAAGAATGGTGATGATGCTTTCCCAAGAATCATTTTAACGAACTCTCATGATGGATTTAATTCTTTTCAATTCAGAATTGGTATCTACAGATTAGTATGCTCAAATGGATTAGTAGTAGCTGATGAAGAATTCTCAGCATTCAGAATCAGACATACAGGATATACCTTCGAAGAATTAAGAGGAGTAGTATCTCAAGCAGTAGCTGATCTTCCTAATAAAGTAGACATTCTTAACAAAATGCAGTTAAGAGAATTGACTCCTGCAGAGCAAAGACAGTTAGCAATTGATGCAATGCAATTGAGAACTAATAGAATCGATGCTGAGTGGGATGAAGAGACTATTCAAGACGTTCTAACTCCTGTAAGAGATGCTGATAAAGGAAATGATCTCTGGAAAGTATTTAATGTAATCCAAGAGAAGATTACTCAAGGAGGATATTCAGCAGCATTGAATGGTGCTAAAGTAAGAAAGGTTAGAAAGATTAAATCATTCGAGAAAGATCTAGAAGTTAATCAAAAGCTTTTTAAATTAGCTACAGCATTGGTTAACTAATGGATAGAGAAAAGTATATACAGATGAGAAAATCAGGCCAGTATGATCTGGCTTGGTTTTACGAATACTTCTTAAAGCATAAGGATGAGAATAGAATGACTCCTCCCTATGAAGCTTTCCATCAAGCCTTTAATATGTACTTCCAAATGCATGGAGGATTTATTTTAGACCATATGGATAAGAAAATGGAAGTAACAAAGATAGAAGATCAACAAGGAAACTTATTATACATAAATTAAAACATGGAAGGCAAAGTAAAAACACCAAAGGAATTGATGGCAGACTTAAAAGGAAATTACATTCAAGTTATAAAAAAGAATGGAAAGACTCACGACAAATTGTTTAAAGATCCTCAGAGAGCAGTACGATCGGTAGGAGTAGAGAATATAAAATACCTTAGAGAGGTTCTTAAAGAGCAAGTTAACTCAAGGTATACAGAAATTGATGCAGTAACAGGAACACCAGAAAACGAATTATAATTATGGAAAAAGTAGGATTAGTATTAGCAGGATTAGGAGCGCTAGTTGTAATAGCGATTTTATTAGCATGGCCAACACAATGGCTTTGGAACAACGCTTTAGTAGGAGCAGCAGATGGATTCAATCCAATTGGCTTTTGGCAAGCATTAGGAATTAATATCCTATGTGGAATTTTATTTAGAAATACAAGCTCAAGTTCAAAGTAATGAAGACAGTTATTAAAGTTTTAGTAGGACTATTCTTAGGATTAGGATTAGTTCAGTTAGTAGACTTAGTATTTTATTTGATGAATCAAGAAGATACTTACTTATTTAATATTGGAATAGTATTATTTGGAGTAGTGTTTGTAGCATTTGGATACTTAGGACTATATCTGATGAAGATAATTAAGCCAGAGAAAGAAGAAGTTAAACAAGAAAAAGAAGAATAGTTATGGTAGTGTTATTAATATTATTAATTGCAGGTTTAGTAGTTTTAGGAATTATAGAAACTGTTACAACATGTGAGCTAGGATCTCCAATCTCAGATAAAGACATTTCAGATTATTTAGATAGAATTGAAAATGAAAATCTTATAAACGGAGTAACTAAAAGATGGAATGATAAGTTTGTTTTAAATGTAAAAGGATATACAGTCAGACATGGAAATAATCCTTCCATTTTTCAAACACAGTACTCATTGATATTTCCATATCACATTACAGATGTAGGAGTAATTCCAATATGGAGCAAAGCTTACAGTAGAGTTAAAAAGTTATTTAAAGATAACATTGAAAATTCTACTTATAAAACAGATAAAAGAAAAAAATTAGGGCTGGATTAGTTGCCTCCTAAGAATATATTTCGTATATTTAGGTATAGTAATAAATAATTAATTATAAATCAAATTTAAACAACAAGTTATGAACAGAATTTTAGTAGTATTAGGATTAGTAGTGTTATTAGTAGTGGGAGTATTCTCATGTGAACGTATTGATGCCGGGCATGTAGGTGTAAAAGTAAATCTATATGGGTCAGGTAAAGGAGTAAGCGATGTTACAGAATGTACTGGATTAGTATTTTACAATCCTATGTCAACAAAGATCTATGAATTTCCAACTTATATTCAACATAAAGAGTATAAGAAATCAGAAGAAGGAGACAATTCATTCATTGTAAATAGTAAAGATGGATCTGAATTCAGTGTATCACCTATTATGAATTACTCAGTACAGAGAGATAAAGTACCAGCTATCTTTGCAAAATATAGAAGAAGCTTACCAGAAATTGAAGAAGGATTCTTAAAAACGGCCGTGTACGATGCTTTTAGATTAGCAGCAAATAAGTATACAGCAGATGGATTGATTTCAAATAGAGAAGTATTTGAAACTGAAGTAAGAAGAATATTGGTAACACAATTACAGAAAGAAGGATTCATACTAAATCAATTCACATCAAATCTAATCTATCCAGATTCATTTAAGAAAGCTATTAATGCTAAGAACAATGCAGTACAGTCAGCTTTAATGGCAGAGAATAAAGTTAAGCAAGCAGAAGCAGAAGCTAAAATCAAAGTAGCAACAGCAAATGGTAACGCTGAAGCATTACTAGCGAATGCAAGAGCTGAAGCTGAATCAAATAGATTGAGACAACAAACATTAACTCCAATGTTAATACAACAGCAATGGATTGAGAAGTGGAAAGGTAATGTACCGACAACACAATTAGGATCAGGTACTAGTGTATTGTACGGATTAAAGTAAAATATTTTAAAAATAATTGATAAAAGAGTTGCTAGCGCAGCTCTTTTTTCGTATATTTAGGTATAGAAACAAACAAATAAAGGTTATGACAGAAGAGGAATTACAGGCATTACTTGATGAGGAAGAGGCTTACATCAATGAATGGAGAGATAGTTTAACACAAGAACAAATAGATTCAATATAGAGACTTAGGGGAGGAGGGGGCGCTTCTCTCTCCTCACCGAAGGTGTCACGCGCAAATTCTCCCAACCCTCCGAGTTGTAGGAGGTAAAATCTAAACAAAAGTTATATGAAAGTAATCTATATGGAGGAGACAATCCTAATAATGTCTCAAAAAGATCCTCAAGGTACTCAGGAATTGATACAAAGGGGTACAATAAAGAAGACAGAGAATGATAAACCTTATTTAGTTATAGAAGATGAAAATTGAAGACGTAGTATTATATCATAAAAAGTATAGAGGTAATAAAGTAACCTTTAACTCTAGAAAAGGAGCAGGAAAGGTTATAGAAGGAATAGCTGTCCAGGTAGTAAAGGAACAAGGAGGATTGATAATACTCAGAGACTATGATAACTTTCCACATTGTATATCAATATTAACATTAGAAGAAATATGAAAAAGTTTTTAGAAATTTATTTAGGATTTTTTATAGCATTACCATTAGCACTTTGTATAGTACTGTATGCAATAGGATGTTTTATGACATGGAGTATTCAAGTAAACATTGAATGGCCAATTGTTAGATTGTATATGGTAATAGCTCTTATAGTATCATTCTTTATGTCAATGGACGAATAGTATGAAAAAGCTAATAGCAAATCTATATTGGAGAATATGTAGAAGGATAGGGTATAGAATAGTCCTTATGGACTATTATGATTCAAAGACATTCAATCTAATAAAAAAGAATAGTCATATGGCCTTACTAAAATATGTAGGAAAGCCAGATGAGAATGGTTACATAAAGGTAAAAGAAGTTTGGCAAATACAAATTAGAAAGATATAAGTATCCGTAGAGGGGTAAATACTATAGAAAGAAATAATATATCCAGCAATAGTACAATGAAGACAAATAAGAAGTTAATACAAGTAGATGGTAATAATCTAATAATAGGAAAGACATATTACTTAGATAGACTTGGAGAAGAGGAAGGAGTATATGAAGGTATACTAGAAGAGGGTAATGTAAGAAGATGTTTATTTACCCCTATAGGAGAAACTACTTACCTACCATATGATATAAGTCATTACAGTGGAAAGTATGTAGGTAAATTCTCATTAGGATTATGGTCTTATTTCTTTGAAGAACAAGCCTAGATACCCGTTAAAATACCCACTTTGATACCCGTCCAATTACCCGTTTCTCTACCCAATCGATACCCGTTTATACATACGTATGGACCTGGAGAGATAAAGGGAGAGACATAGGGAGAACTACTGGAAATACATAGTAAAAGGGTACGACTCTGATTAAACATAAAGAGTAGTAAAAGGAATGGAAGAGTATAAAGACATATAGTACTTGGTATGAAAAGGTATTGTATAGTATATATGATGTGTAAAAAAAGGAAGTAGGGATGGTAAAATAAGGATAGGAAAAATGTGGCTTGTGTGTCTCCTTAATAGTTTTTTTCTATAATAAGGAAAATCTATAGTAGATACCCGTTCTATAGACCCGTTTCACTCTCTAGTAACCCGATTCGTTACCCTTTACAAACCCGTTCTAGCTACCCGTTTTGTTACCCGTCTAGTGACCCAATTGAGACCCGTTCTCTTTACCCGTTAGAGACCCTGTCCTTATCCCCCTTCGGGGGTAAAAAAAGCCTATAAAAAAGTTGCCTATATGATCTATTCTTCTTATCTTTAGGTATATAAAAACAGGTATGGGTATGGAAACAAATAAGAACAAAGGTGGATTTCTTTCTGGAATAGTACATTTATTTAGTATACTGATATTCCTTGTACTTATCTATGAGGCTATTAAATGGATATTTACTTCTTCTATAGGGGAAAAGATAATCTTCCTAGCAGTATTAGTAATGTTCTTCCTGTTCTATACTTGGGGTACTACTTTAATGTAGCCTATATATTAAAAATAATACTCAGCACCTATGAAACAGATTCAGATTACAATGCAAGAGAGATGGGCAGCCTCACGGCATACCATTCAGAAGTCTAAGAAGACCTACACCAGGAAGGAGAAGCACTCCTCTTCCAAGCAGGGGCCTCACAAGGGCCCTTTCCTTTTTATCTAAAGCTTTCCTTTAAGTAAAATATTCAGTTAAAGCATCACTTTAAGTTAAAGCTTTGCTTTAAGTAACGAACATGGCGTACCGGCCCTTCTACTCTTCCGACTCTCTTTCAAAGCCAGGCCCCTTATTCCCTTCTAACATACCTAAAGATACGAACGATCTTTGTAACTAGCAACTTTTTTATTAACTTTTTTTTAATTTATAATGAATATAAATAACATATAAGGGTTGGATCCTACCATATAAATGCATATATTTAGGCATCAATAATTAAAACAATATAATATGTCAAAAATCGATCAGTTAGTTGAAGAAATTGCAAAAGATTATTTATCAGAAATGTCATTAGCAGACGCCAAAGCATTAGCAGCAGAAGATGTTATCACTTATTTAAAAGAAAAATATTTCCCTTATTTTTAAAAAAAAAGTTGCCTCTTCGGAGGCTTCTTCTTATCTTTAGGTATCAATAATTAAAACGACATATATCATGATCAACAAAATCAAAGGATTAACAGTAGTAGATTTCATCGGAGGTAGAAAAGGTATCTTCCAGGCCATAGTAAAAGTACAAGCAGGCTTTATGATAGCTACAGAAATAGGATCTGAATTACCTTCTCTTAATAGATGGAAGAAAGGAGCTCTTCAGACTATCCAATTTAAAGCTGAAGGAACTAGCCATTGGACAACAGTATTTGCT